AATGGCGTAAATACGCTTGTAGCAGTCGAAAGCAGGGTCTTAAAAGCAGTTGAGAAAACAGCTCGTAAGGATGTGAATCAAATAGGTATCGTTTAGGTTGCTCAAATGAACAAAAAAGTGTAACATATTACTATGGCTTGGAAAAAATATTTTAAAGACGCAAACACATCTCCCATTAGTGGAGAGAAAGTACCCAACTTCGCGAAGAGGAACTACAGTTCTTATCTTCCAGACGTTTACACAGGACACCCCAACAGGATACAGAGATACTTCCAGTATGACCAAATGGATTCAGACTCGGAGATCAATGCGGCACTGGACATCCTGGCAGAATTCTCAACACAACAGAACACAGAGAACGAGACACCTTTCGATCTCGTGTTCAAGGACGAGACAACGGAACATGAGGTGAAACTTCTCAAGAAGGCCTTACAACAGTGGACCCATTCCAACCAATTCCAGAAGAGGATCTTCAGGATATTCAGGAACGCACTCAAGTACGGAGACTGTTTCTTCGTGAGGGATCCAGAGACCATGAAATGGTTGTACATAGACAACGCCAAAGTTGACAGGATCGTTGTGAACGAATCGGAGGGCAAGAAACCCGAGCAGTACGTGATCAGAGACATCAACCCCAACCTACAGAGACTTTCAGCGACACAGATAACACCGAACCAGACCTATGGTGGTGCAGGAACTGGTGGTGGAGGAGCAGGTGGCGGATATGGACAGAGCAACATGAACCAAGGCGCAGGTGCAAACATGGGCGGTGGTGGCGGAGCTGGTGGAAGATTCTACAAGACCATGAACGCATACAACATCAATGCGGAACACGTGATACACATGAGTATGTCAGATGGACTGGACAACCTATTCCCATTCGGACAGTCAGTGCTGGAACAGGTGTTCAAGGTCTACAAACAGAAAGAATTACTAGAGGACGCAATCATAATCTACAGGGTTCAGAGAGCACCTGAGAGAAGAGTGTTCTACATCGACGTGGGTAACATGCCAACACACTTGGCCATGCAGTTCGTTGAGAGGGTCAAGAATGAGATCAACCAAAGAAGGATTCCAAGTGCATCGGGCGGGGCAAACTACATAGATGCAACATACAACCCAATGAGTATAAACGAAGATTACTTCTTCCCACAGACGGCAGAGGGCAGGGGATCTAAAGTGGACACACTACCAGGTGGTACAAACCTAGGTGAGATTGATGATCTAAGATTCTTCACCAACAAACTGTTCAGAGGATTGAGGATTCCAAGTTCTTACCTACCAACAGGTGCGGAAGATGGCGGACAACAGTACAATGATGGTAGGGTCGGAACAGCCTACATACAGGAATTGAGATTCAACAAATATTGTGCGAGATTGCAATCAATGTTGGCGACAACGTTCGACGATGAGTTCAAACTTTGGATCAAGGGCAAGGGTTACAACATTGACAACAGCATGTTCTCCCTTAAACTGAACCCACCACAGAACTTTGCACAGTACAGACAGACAGAGATGGACCAAAGCAGGGTTGGAACGTTCACACAGGTGGCAGAACTGCCTTACATGAGTAAAAGATTCGCATTGAAAAGATATCTTGGACTCACTGAGGAAGAGATGGCAAGGAATGCTGAACTATGGGCCGAGGAAAACAACGTACCACAGAAGAAACAGACCAAGAACAATGAATTGAGACAGGGCGGCGTGACACAGTCAGGCATATCAAGTGACCTAGACCAGTTCGAGGAACCTGTAGCAGATGCAGATGCACCAGAACCGGGTGCACCACAACCGGGCGTGCCGGGACAGACTCCGGGAGGAGCAGGTGGCACAGGCGGAGGAGGCCAAGTATAATTGGTTAAATAGTAGTAATGAAACTAAACGAATTTTTCACACACACGGCAAACGGTTTTGAACAGGACAAGACTTACGAACCGGAGAATGACATATCAGTGCTCGACGACAACGACACAAGGAAGACGAGAATGACACTGATACAGATCAATTCCATGAGACTTGCATCAGAGGCACACGATGCTCAGCAAAAGGAAGAGGCAGTGTTCACACAAAAGATGTATGGACAACCTGCAGGAACAGACGATCTAGCATTGTAGTATGGCCGAAGTAGCTTTCGTACTAGGGAATGGTGAATCTCGGAAGGGCATAGACATCGATGACCTAAAGAAACACGGAACTGTATTTGCCTGTAACGGTGTTTACAGGACAGACAAACCTGACTTCCTGATCGCAGTTGACCCTAAAATGGTTTTAGAGATAGCCGAAAGCGATTATCTATTACAAAATAAAGTATATTCCAACTTCAACGCACAATACAACAAGAATCCCAAGATACTGGACCACGTGCAATGGTTCAAGCCAAGCCTGGGTTGGTCTAGCGGACCCACGGCACTGAGGATGGCCTGTGATCGCGGATTCAAGGAAATATACATCCTGGGTTTTGACTACCAGGGGCTGTCAGAGGGCGGCAAGAACAACAGATTCAAGGTCAACAACCTGTTCAAGGACAGCAGGAACTACAAGAAGGGCAACGAGCAGGCCACGTTCTTTGGCAACTGGATGAATCAGACTAAAAAATGCCTACAGGATTATCCAGAGGTTAAATTCCACAGGGTGATACCCACGGGATGGTTCCAACCCAAGGATCTCGCATGGAAAGGCAACATAGATCATCCAAGCACAGAAGAATTCCTCGAAAAGTTTAATCTTACACGTTAAATCCACTATATTTTTGGTAAATATCCGTACAGACTGGTATGTATAAAGGTCCAGTGGATCTCCAAAAAATGTTCACTGCACTGTATAGAGGTATCAAAGTAGCAATCATGCTATAACAGTCATAACCCATATAAAGGAGAAAAAATATGGCAACTCGAAAACTCTTAGGTAAAGTAATTGCCCAAGCTAGAGCTTCACACACAGGTAGAGACGGAGATTTATTCTTCGATGATTCAAGCAATCAGTTCTTTATCTCAGATGGATCTACAGCTGGCGGTGTTCCTTTGGCTTTGAACCATAAAATAAATATCGTAGCGAGTACGGCGTCAACACTAGCACCCACAATAGCTCAGTCAGGTAGTATCTTTACTATCACTGCGGCGGCAGGTTGTGTTGTAACTTTACCAGCGGCGACGGCAGGTTTGAACTACGGTTTCCACTTAGCGGCGACTGTGACTTCAAACACATTCACGATAAATGCGGCAAGTTCATCAGACACTTTACAAGGAGCTATCACGTGTGTTGACAAAGACACTCTAGGTAGTGTTGTGGCTACGAACGCAGGTGCTACATTGGCAATTGACTGTCCGATCGCGGCTGACCACCAAATCGTACAAGACGGTGACACAAAAGGTAGATTCATAGGAACAAAGATCGACTACGTTTGTATCACAGATGCAATCTGGCACGTGAGTGGTGTAAGTTTCCACGACGGATCTGTTGCAACTATGTTTACATAGACCAACCCCGGATGGTATACGAGAGTATATCAGGATTGGTTCGTATCAATTTCCAAAAGCGGTGTCTGTTTTTTCAGGCATCGCTTTTGGTGTTTATAAATATCCATACATGGCACGCATCCAAAAGGACAAAAACTGGAATTGGAAAGACATCAGGTACATTGATCCGGACACAGAAGTAACATGTTCTGGAGGACTCGATGGTAAACCAAAACACGACCCAACTCACATGGTTATGGGCATCAATGACGTCGTGCTGGTCTGCCCCCTCTGTGATACAATCTACGGCAACGAAGAAAGAATGAACGGTGTGGGTGTTCAAGCCCAGATGGCAGAAGCGGAAAGAAGAAAAGAAATTAACAATAACAAGTCCTTACTGAAAGTAGATCCTAGTCAAAGGATCAATAAGAAATAACGAATAGTCAGATGGCAATACACAAAATCAATTTGAAAGAGATGAACTTGGTGTCTAATGCCAACACAGAGGGCACTTGGGAAAATGCGTTCATATGTTATGGTCCAGGACCAAAAGGCATAGAACACGAGGGGATAAAATACACCTATGGTTCACAGGACAAGATATTGTTCTGCAACGTGTGTGGACAGTCTTGGGGATGGCAGGAAAGGTTATCTGCTGATCTTAATAAAATAGATCAAATAAATGATAGTAAACGCGGACTCTTCAATAATATTAAAAAACAAATAGACAAATAACAAAAAACGCCATATTAAACCACCTTTCAGCACCGTTTTCTCACCTTTACAGTAAATACAAACACTTATAAGTACAAATCTTACGTAAAACAAAGGAGCACGTGTAAATGTCAAACAATAAATTTGAAAGTTTATTAGAATTACTGATAAACGAAGAAAATGATAAAGCAGAAGCTTTATTTCATGAAATCGTAGTAGAAAAATCTAGAGATATCTACGAGAACCTAGCAGACGAGTCTGCAGAAGAATCAAAAGAAGATGCTAAAGTTGACGAAACTACCGAAGAAGCTAAATCAGACGAGCAGGTTGATGAAGTGGTAGAAATCGAAGACGAAGCTACAGAATCAGAAACTACTGAAGAAGAATCAATTGAAGAAATGGGCGGCGACGCTACTGACGAATTGGTTAAAGACATCTCAGCAGATCAAGAAGGCGAGCACGATGCAATGGACAAACCAGAGATGGACATGGACAAAGATGCAGAAGGTGACGCAGAAGGTGATGTTGAAGACAGAGTAGTTGACTTAGAAGATGCTTTAGACGAACTAAAAGCAGAATTCGAAGCAATGATGGGTGACAAAAAAGATGGCGAAGAAGACAAAGAAGACGAGTCTTTGGAAATGCCAGCTGTTGAAACTCAGCCAGAAATGTCATATGAAGGCAAGAAAGACATGATGGCCGGCAAGAAAATGGATAAAGAAAAAATGAAAGAGTACAAAAATCCAGTGAAAGCCGATCATGCAGATCATTCAGACAAAGCGGCAAAAGGTGCAACACCAGTTGTAGGCGGATCAAAAGTTAAAACAGGCGCAAGCGGTTCTAACATGACTCAAGCACAAGCGGACAGCGGTAGTGCAGGTGCATCGACTTCCATTAATGGATCGTCAACACCTCAGAAAATGGCTGGTGAGTTTGAAAACACAGGTGGAAAAGCTAGAGGTACTTCAATGAAATCTCCAGCTCCTAAGCCAGTTACAGCTGACGGATCAGAAAAATCTGCAAAATCACCAATCTCAGGCAAGTAATTGCTAGAGACTGTTGATAACAAGGAGGTCATCGGATGTCATCACTATATCTAAGAGAGAATCTAACTTTTAACGAAGCCAGATTACAGATCTTACACGAGAACGAGGGTAAGGATTTGTACATGAAAGGTATCTGTATTCAAGGTGGGATTAAAAATGCTAATCAGAGAACGTACCCAGTGCAGGAGATTGCGAAAGCAACCAAAACACTGAACGATCAGATTACATCAGGATACTCTGTGTTAGGTGAAGTGGATCACCCGGATGATTTAAAGATTAATTTGGACCGTGTGTCCCACATGATTACAGAGATGTGGATGGACGGACCAAATGGATACGGTAAGATGAAAATCTTACCAACACCAATGGGCCAACTTGTCAAAACTATGTTGGAATCAGGTGTGAAACTAGGCGTATCAAGTAGAGGATCTGGAAACATGTCCGAGTACGGAAACGGCGAAGTTTCAGACTTCGAGATCATCACAGTAGATGTTGTAGCCCAACCTTCGGCACCAGGTGCTTACCCCACGCCAATTTACGAACACCTAATGAATACAAAAGGTGGTAACATGGCAAAAGGTTTGGCGGCAGAAGTTAGAAATGACCCAAAAGCACAGAAGTTCCTCAAAGAGGCGTTAACAAACATAATAAAGGACCTAAAATAATGATTGATGCAATATCAAAATTGGTTGAGTCAGGAGCAATATCAGAAGATGTTCAAAAAAGTATCTCTGAAGCTTGGGATTCAAAAATCAAAGAAAACAAAGAACAAGTAGGTGCGGAATTGAGAGAAGAATTCGCAAAAAGATATGAACACGACAAAGGGAACATGATCGAAGCCATCGACAAGATGATGGGCGAGAAGTTAAGCGAAGAGATCTCGAAGTTCGTTGAAGACAGAAAAGCACTTGCACAAGAAAAAATCGCCTACAAAGAAAACGTAGGCAAACATTCTGCTAAATTAGAATCATTTATGCTTTCTAAACTGTCAGAAGAGTTGAAAGAACTACACGGCGACCGAAAAGGTGTCCACGAAAACTTCAAGAAGATGGAAGAATTCGTAGTAGGTGCTCTTGCAAAAGAAATCAAAGAGTTCCACGAAGACAAAAAAGGCGTTGTGGAGACGAAAGTCAAACTAGTAGCCGAGGCCAAAAAACAAATGGCCAAGATGAAAGAGGCTTTCATAACAAGATCTGCTAAGGTTGTAGAGTCTGCTGTAAACAAAAAACTTGCTGAAGAGCTATCTGCTCTTAAGGAAGACATCACAGCGGCAAGAACAGTGAACTTTGGCAAGAAAATATTCGAAGCGTTTGCTTCAGAGTACCAGGCATCTTACTTAAATGAGAAATCTGAGACTTCGAAGATGATGAAAGTTGTGGATGAAACTACACTTAAATTGAAAGACGCGGAGAAGGCTATCGAAGAGAAACAAGCGGTGATTGAATCGGCGTATGCTGAGTCCAAAAGACAGGCAGATTTGATGGAACGTAAGGAAAAGATGGCTGAGATGCTCAATCCGTTGGGCAAAGAAAAGAGTGAAGTTATGAGTCAACTGTTGGAATCAGTTCAAACAGCGAAACTTGAAGCATCATTCAACAAGTATCTACCACATGTGATGGCTGACAAAGCAGTTAAAGGAGCTACGAAAGTACTTTCTGAGAGCGGCGGAGACAGAGCACCTAGGGAAGATGCTGACTTAACAAATATCCGTAAATTAGCGGGTATATAATTAACTAAACTAAAGGAAGATTACAAATGTCAGATATATTTGAATCAAAATGGGGCGAAACTAAACAGGCCCTTACAGAAGGTTTAGCAGGCAACAAGAAAAAGACTATGGATGTTATCTTAGAAAACACTAAGAGATACCTTTCAGAGCAGTCTACAGCAGGTGCGACATCTGCCGGTAACGTTGCTACGTTAAACAGAGTTATCCTACCAGTAATCAGAAGGGTTATGCCTACTGTTATTGCAAACGAAATCGTTGGTGTACAACCGATGACTGGTCCTGTAGGACAAATTCACACACTAAGAATAAGATATGCAGATACAGTTGCGTCAAACACGACAGCAGGTGAAGAAGCACTATCTCCTTTCAAAATTGCGAAAGCATACTCTGGTAACCAGAACAACACAACTCCAAAAGCGGCTTCAACAGCTTCTTTAGAGGGAACACCTGGTAAAAGATTATCAATCCAGATCTTGAAACAACCGGTTGAAGCGAAGTCTAGAAAATTATCAGCTAGATGGACGTTTGAAGCGGCTCAAGATGCTCAAGCACAACAAGGTATCGATGTAGAAGCAGAAATCATGGCGGCATTAGCTCAAGAGATCACTGCAGAAATCGATCAAGAAGTAATTGGTTCATTAAGAACATTAGCTGGAACGGCTTCTGAGACTTTTGACCAATCTGCTGTATCTGGTACGGCTACTTTCGTTGGTGATGAACACGCGGCATTGGCTGTTCTTATCAACAGAGTTGCAAACCAAATCGCAACAAGAACAAGAAGAGGCGCTGGAAACTACGCAGTAGTATCTCCAACAGCTTTGACTGTTCTTCAATCAGCAACTACTTCAGCGTTCGCAAGATCGACTGAGGGAACTTTTGAAGCGCCTACAAATACTAAATTTGTTGGAACTTTAAACGGTGCTATGAGAGTGTACGTTGACGCTTACGCGGCAGACGCCACTTCAGTACTTGTAGGTTACAAAGGAGCAAGTGAGGCAGACGCACCAGCGTTCTATTGTCCTTACATTCCTTTAATGTCTTCAGGTGTTGTGCTTGATCCATCTACTTTCGAACCAGTAGTAGGCTTCTTAACAAGATATGGCTATGTAGAGTTAACAAACACTGCATCATCTCTTGGTAACGCGGCTGACTACGTTGGATTAGTAGCTGTAACATCAGCGAACTTAAAATTCAAATAATCCTAGATTATTTTATTTTCAAGGAAAGGCGGCTTTATGTCGCCTTTTTTTGTGGCGGTACTATCTAACATTTAAATAGTCACGTGCAATACTGTTTCCATCATATACCAAAGACGGCGGGCAGTAGTTTACAACTGAGATTGTCACACAGAGAACATGTAGGACAGTTACCAAAAGGCTCTACCATGATTGTGTATCCGTTGTACGACGATATGAGATTCTATAGAGTGAGTCACGACCCGGAATTCGATGCCAGTAAGCCTATCAAAGAAGCGTTCTTACGCACATACAATAATCCTAAGTCCCTTGGCCATGCATCTATCGTGTGTGGACATTCCACTACCATGCACCAGGATGGCAAACACTACACATGGTTCAGACATCCTCTGAAGAGAGACATATCACATTTCAACTATGATTCTAAATTTAGCAACGAGGAGTCGACAGACTTCGCCACACACCTGACACTGATGAACGGAAACTTTCTAGTACTATGGCTGTACAGCAAATATTGTTCTCTTTCGGCGACATCAGACATCAAAGAGAAATACGATGTTGTAAGAAAGACACTGAAAGAAAAATCTGTAAAAGTTTATGACTCTGATGATTTTGAAAACTCATGGACCGAGATAGCCGACGAGCTGAAAGTTGAAGTAGAACCGAGACTGAACTCCAATGAGGGCGGCAAGGCCTATGAGCAACTCATAAATTATTCCGACATGACAGATGAATTTAAAATCTGGCACAGGAGTTACAACCACTACGATTATCTCCTCTACGAAGAATTCTGTACGTAGATAACATTTTTTTTCCATACTCGTACCATCCGCAGACCAAATAGTGTAAGATTACTTGCACTATAGACGTCTAAATAAAATACGATTCGCAAGAATCACAACAACAAGGGAGGTCCAACTATGGATATCATGAACCAAGTTAAAGGATGGGCGAAAGGATTAGCTGACGTGGGTGTTTCACTTATAGCGTTAGGAATCGTTTTGGAAATCCTTTTCAAGGGGCAAGGTATTCCGTTCTGGCCAAACATTTCTGTAATAGGAAATGTCCAGGGCGTACTGAAAGGCTTTTCTGATCAAGGTTTGATCGGATTGGTCGCGGTTTGGATTCTATATCATATCTACAGCAGAAAATAATATAGATCTAGAAATACGTTAAGCTCAGGGAGTGGTGTGAATTATTCGGATTGGCGCCACTCCTTTTATACTCCTAGTTTAATCAAAATTACCACTAATAAATATTTGCAAGTCAATGTGCATTCGCACAGTACAGAGAACACGTACTTTACACGACACACTTATAAGAGAAGGGGGAGTTACACGCTCCCCCAATCTAGACATAAATAGTTGCAAATGGCAAAAACAGTTAGAACATCAGGGGCATACACGCTAGAACCAGGAGCTGAGGTAGTAACGCTAAAGAACGGTCTAGCATTCACACCAGTAGCATTCGCAAATCTACCATCAAGTCCAGCAAACGGAATGGTGGCATTCTTGACCACAGACGGTGCCGGATCCACAAAAAACAAACTTTGTTATTACGAAACAGCCAACAACAGATGGAACTATGTGGTTGACGATAGTGCTGTTGCAACATCATAGGATACAGGATGAGATTCAAAGAGATAGATATCAATATAAAAGCACTGCCAGATGATGGAGACGAAGAATTGCTGAAGCAGTTGTTTGGCGCCAAGGGTGTTACAGTTTCGGACTCAGATGATGAACCAAAAGCTGGCAACCCAGAAAATCCGGGAAAGGTGGCTTCAGATGATCCAACCACTGTGGCATCGGTATATCCACTACAACAAGAATTAGAATTAAAGAAACAAGAAGCAGGTAAAGATCTAGCACAGTTCGATAACATCACACAAGATGCTGACGAGACTGCACCAGACCAAGAAGTAAGACAAGACGAACCTCTAGTTGCACAACCAGAAGTAACCGGTGGTGAGAACCCAGGCGTGCCTGCCGAGATGAAGAAGAAACAACCCAACAACGAAAACACAGAACTATCACTACTGAAGAAACTATCTGGCGTGATATAAGGAGCGTAGGTCATGGCATTCAGAAAACTAGTAGGTTCCTACAAGGACTACAACCTAGCAACACACATCATAGAAGACGGATATCTAGCAGTAGACGTAGACACAGGAACTCTTAGACTAGGGGACGGTGTAACAGCAGGTGGTATCACAGTTGGTGGTGGTGGTAGTCTAGGTGATCTCTCCGGTATAGGATCAACACTGACTGCGCCGACTAACGCAGACATGACATTGCAGACATCCGGCACAGGGATTGTGTTGATCAATGACACCTTCAAAATAGGTTCCGGTGTAAGTGTAACAACAATACTAGATGAGGACACCTTATCTTCAAATTCAGCAACGGCCTTGGTAACACAGCAATCAATAAAGGCATATGTTGACACAGAGATAGCGAACGTGGCCATAGGTGACCTTTCATTCGTGGGATCCACAATTGCCGCACCCAGCAATGCTGATTTAACTTTGACATCCAGCAACGGAAATGTTGTCATAGAAGGTATCAGGGTAGCAGGGACCACACTGTCAACAGAAGATTCAAGTCCGGGTATAGAAATAGCAGGTAATCTTATTCCCAGTCAGAATGGAGTCTTCCAACTGGGTAGTGCAACAAGAAGATGGCAGACCGTGTATGTTGCGGCAGAGACAATCGACCTAGGTGGCGCGACCATAAAATCAGATGGTTCAGGGGCGTTGACCATCGCGGCCACTGGTGCCACACTTCCCACGGGAAGCAAAGTGGGAACCAATGGTATATCACTGACTGGTTCCACGGCTGGCACAACTGCAAGACCAGTACAAACTGTGGGATTATTCCTAAATGATGGTAGTACATCACTGTCTGACGCACAACTGCTGGCAACAACAGCCGCTTTGACATTGGAATTCAATGCCACTGTCGAGGACGTGCCTGTGTACACAGATGCAGGACAGACCTTCATACTAGCGAATGGTACGGCATTAGAGGCATCGGGAGCCTCTGGTATCACACTATTCCAGTTCTAGCAATAAATACCTACAATACAAAGGAAATGAATGCATTCCGTGAGTTCAAGTAGGCGGAGCACAGAATTGAGTTATGGCTGATAAAACACCGGTACGAGTAGTCTTTAATGCTTCGAACGTTGCCACTGGAATGGCGGAATTCCAGTCAGGCGAAACTGTACCCGTAGCAAATGGCGGAACGGGTCTAGCATCAATTGGGTCAGCAGGACAAGTTCTCAGAACCAACGCGGCAGGAAATGCCTTAGAGTTCGCAACACTGGAAGATCTTGCAGACATTATATCAGTTGGGTCAACATTGACAGCACCGTCAAACGCTGATTTCAACATAACCACGGCCGGCACTGGAAACATAGTGCTAAATGATTTAAGCATCAGCGATAACACTCTTTCAACCAACAGATCCAACGACGATCTACACATCAACGCCAGTGGTACAGGAACCGTAGTCCTTGAAAATCTTAAAATAGGTTCAAGTGGATCCACCGTAACAACGATTTTAGATGAGGACAACATGTCCTCTGATAGTGCAACATCACTAGCCACACAACAATCTATCAAGGCCTATGTTGACAGCGAGGTATCAGCAGTAAGCACCACATCAATATCAACAGGTGACAGCAATGTAACAGTTGTTGACTCAGGCACAGGAAATGTTACCATCGAAGTTGACGGCACTGACAGGCTTACAACAGTGGCGGCCACTACAACAACTGCCACAGGACACAGTCTCGTAATAGGTGCAGGCAGTAACAGTGCCGGTGGACAAATAAAATTCTTAGAAGGCACAGACAATGGAACCAACGGTGTTACGCTACTAGGACCGGCCAGCACTGCTGACGTAACAGTCACACTACCAGCGGCCACTGACACACTGGTAGGTAAAGCAACCACTGACACATTCACAAACAAAACCATAGATGCCAATGGCACAGGAAACAGTATTACAAATTTAGAAGTGGCAGACCTTGCTTCTGGTGTCTTAGACACAGACCTATCAAGTGTTTCAGCATCAGACAACACCCTTGCATCTGCCAAAGCAATTAAAACATATGTGGATGCACAGGTAACAGCATCTGACTTAGACTTTGCTACAGACGATTCAACAGCATTGAGCATAGACCTCGATAGTGAAAGTTTACAAGTTTCGGGTGGAGCAAACATTTCAACAAGTGGTTCTGCCAACACGATCACAATAGCATTAGATACCAGCCTATCAGGCCTGTCATCTGTTACATCAACAGCATTAGTTACAAACAATATTTCATCTTCGGATTCAACAGCAGTAAGAATCGACGATGCACTAAACGTTGACGGTGCATTAGACGTTGGTGCAGGGTTCACTATAAGCAATACCACATCAATCACTTCTATACTCGATGAAGATGCCATGGGTTCAGACAGTGCCACTGCGTTAGCAACACAACAGTCAATCAAAGCATACGTTGACACACAAGATGCCAACATAGCATCTGACACTTTAACATTTACAAACAAAACATTCGACGTAGAAGGAACAGGAAACAGCATTTCAAACATCGACGTGGCGGATCTTAAATCAGGTGTCCTAGACACAGATATTTCAAGCGTGGCTGGCACAGACACAACACTTGCTTCTGCAAAAGCAATCAAGACTTATGCAGACACCAAAGCAGTGCTTTCTGGGTCAACCAACAATCAAATCACAACAGTGACCGGTGCACACGCTATACAGGGCGAATCGAACCTCACGTTCGATGGTTCAACACTGGCAGTTACAGGTGCTGTGACAGTGTCAGGCGATCTAGCCGTTGATACAAATACTTTATTTGTAGATGTGAGCACGAACAGAGTTGGTGTTGGATCAACAACATTATCTCAGCCATTTACAATACACAATACCTCTTCAGCACAAATTCATTTAAGGACGGCAAATCCTGCAATTAGATTTTCAAGTGACGAAGCCGGTGGTAGTGATTCAACTAGAGCATTTATAGGTTTGGCCACTAATAGTAATGCATTTATAAATGGAACAGCCGCTGGTGATCTTGCAGTTAGGAGTGCAACAGATGGAAAAATTCTTTTAGGTCATTCCGGTGGAGAATATGCTAGACTAACCACTAGTGGTGCAACATTCACTGCCGGTGTGACTGCCACTGGTGTCACAATTTCTGGTGCTTCGATACTTGACGGTGTAACAATAACAGACAATACTATTTCAACAAATGCCTCGAATGCACCTTTAGAGATAATTGCTAATGGCACAGGCCCGGTGGTAATAACTTCAGGTGGTGTTGCGTTTACCTTGCCAACGTCAGATGGTTCGGCGGGACAGGCACTGATTACAGACGGTTCGGGTACTTTAAGTTTTGACACAGTAACAACAACAGCATCAGATGACTCAAGGGCTGTCATCAAAAACAACAAGAAAGTGAACACCTCGGCAAAGACTGTGGACTACTTCCAAGAAACTGGATTCGACATGGCATGGTACTTCATGGCACTGAACGATCTCACAAACGACCACACAAGTGGATCAGTATTCACGGTTTGCCACAACAATAGTAATGCTTTCGTCGGCAGTCCAAGGGGAGGTTCTTCTGGCACTGGAAACCTTTTGCCTACCACAACGGCGGACATGGCGGCGGATCAGGTCAGGGTTAAAATAACAGGACCTAGTGCAGATGGCAAAGTCAGTTTCTACAAGATTCCAATCTCGACAGCAAACACTGCCGATGCCACATCAGGTGTCACTGTAACAACATCAAACACGGATGTAGATTCTGCCTCAGAAAGCATAGACACATTCGCCCACGCTTCATTCAGGGCCGCGAAGTACACCATACTGATCGATGACGACGCCAAGACCGAGACGGGTGTGACAGAAGCACTTGTGGTGCATGACGGGACCAACGCTTTCGTGTCACAGTTCGGCACAGTCAACACCGGCAACAATGACATGATCACGCTGTCAGCGGCCATAAGCGGATCCAATGTTGTGTTAAGTGCGGCAGGACTGACACCAAACCTAAAATTGAAAACACACAAAATTCTACTATCAGATTCAATGACAGCCGTATCAAATGCCAACCAGAAGACAATTGGTGCAACCACAGTGAGTTCAACTGCCACAGCGTTTGACAGTTTCGATCTCGACGAAGTAACTGCGGCAGTGTACTATGTTGTGGGCAAGAATGCCTCAGAGGGTGCGTACAGTGTACAGGAAGTGTACATGTGTGGTGACATAGGGGAGGCGGGTGTCAGTGCAGGACCTTACGTTTCAACCAAGGAAACCACACAGTTGGAATTCGCTGGCGATTACATCGGCACAGCCGACAACACTGTCCAACTGACCATTTCGTCCACATCAGGTGGTTCAACAGTGGCCAATGCATACAGAATAAGCTGTCTAGCAGAGGAATAGGGTCAAATCAACATAAATACAAGCAATATTAACAATCATGCGGGAGATATGGAACCATGACAACACGAAATTTTAGAGTAAACAACGGACTGGAAGTAGGAGATATCGTACTCAATGCTTCAACCAATAAAATAACAGGACTAGCGACCGCGGCACCAAGTGCTGACGGTGACGTGTCCAACAAGAAGTACGTAGATGACCAAGCGGCGGCGGCATTAACATTAACTAACAAAACTTTAACAGCACCAAAAATAGCAGACGCAGGATTCATTGCAGACGCAAATGGAAATGAACAGATCATTTTCCAGACAATAGGTTCAGCAGTTAATGAATTAGAAATTTCAAACGCGGCATCAGGCAACGGTCCAATCATAGGATCAAGTGGAGAAACAAACGTTCCAATAAACATCACTCCAAAAGGAACTGGAAACATTCTCTTAAACGCAGGAGCAGATGTAGTAATACCGGCCAATATTGGATTACAATTTGTAGATGCCAATGAAAAGATCGAATCAGATGGAACTGATTTAACAGTAAACTCCGGTGCAAAAATTAATTTAACAGCAACGACAGATGTACACATTCCAAATGCAGTAGGTTTAGTTTTTGGTGATGGTGGAGAACACATTGAAACCAACAACACTGATTTCACAATCACATCAGGTGGTAAAATCAATTTAGCAACAGCTTCGGATGTACACATGGCCAATGACCGAGGAATAGTTTTTGGCGATGCAGGTGAGAAGATCGAAGGGGATGGTACAGACTTGACTATCACTTCTTCTGCCGCATTGAATCTTACAGCAGGAACTGATGTAGTAATTCCAGCAAACATAGGTTTGACATTTGGTACTGGTGAGAAGATCGAGGGTGATAGTACAAACTTGACTGTGACTTCCGGTGCTCAGATCATAATGGCGGCGGCGACAGACGTAGTAATACCTGTCAACGTGGGAATCACGTTTGGAGCAGGTGAGAAGATCGAGGGGGATGACACAAACTTAACAATCACATCGGGTGCCCAGATCATAATGGCGGCGGCGACAGATGTAAAACTGGCCAATGACATTGGAATAGTTTTTGGTGATGCAGGTGAGAAGATCGAAGGGGATGGTACAGACTTGACTATCTCTTCTAGTAACTTACTAAATTTATCAGCGGCTACAGACATTGTTATACCAAATGACGTGGGAATAGTGTTTGGTGGCGCTTCAGAAAAGATCGAAGGTGACGGTACAGACTTAACAATTTCAGGTGCTAAAATCAATTTAGCGGCAGTAACAGATGTACACATGGCCAATGACATTGGAATAGTGTTTGGCGATGCAGGTGAGAAGATCGAGGGTGATGGTACTGACTTGACAATATCTTCAAGTAACTTACTAAATTTATCAGCGGCTACAGACATTGTTATCCCAACAAACGTTGGATTACATTTCACTGATGCCAACGAGAAGATTGAATCAAACGGAACTGACTTTACTTTTAACTCAGGTAATGACATAAATTTAACAGCGACCACTGATATTAACATTCCAGCCAACGTTGGTTTAACGTTTGGTGACGATGGTGAGAAGATCGAAGGTAATGGTACTAATCTAGTAATTGCATCTTCCGGTAATCTTACACTTACTGCTACAGGTGAAACTATTGTTACTAACAACATGAGAATTTCGGGTAACTTTACAGTTGATGGAACAACAACAACTATTAACACAACGACACTTTCAGTTGAGGACAACATCATCGAGTTGAACAGAAACGTATCTGCCAACTCAGGAATGCCTTCACTTTCAGGTTTAAAAGTACAGAGGGGTTCCACATCAGCCGCTACAGAGACGGATCTGTTCTGGGCTTGGGATGAAACTTTTGCAGATGACGGAACAACTATATTTGGTAACGCAGGTGGTGCCTGGACAGCATACAAACATGCGGCTGATTCTATACCAGTAGACGCAGACCTAGTAGACATTAGGGCCAACGTGTTACATGCCTTAGCAACTTCGGCGCAGTATGCGGACGTTGCCGAGCGTTTCGAAGCAGACGCTCCTATGACAGCAGGTGCAGTAGTAATGGTTGGCGGTGACGCAGAGATCACAGAGACAACTTCAGATTTATCTGATCAAGTGTTTGGTGTCATATCTGACAGTCCGGCTTATGCCATGAACGCAGGTGCAGGTAACAACGATTCACACCCATTTGTTGCGATGACTGGAAGAACTCCAGTGAGAGTAGTAGGTGCAGTGACCAAAGGTCAAAGACTAGTTAGTTCATCAACTAAAGGTTGTGCGAGAGCGGCCGCAACAGGCGAAACAATTTCACCATTCAACGTTATCGGAAGAGCACTAGAGAGCTCAACTGACGCAGGGATCAAATTGGTAAATTGTGCGGTGAGGACAAACAACTAATAAATATTCATACTTTTTAGTAGAATCAAAAGGCCTTGTAGAAATACTGGGCCTTTTTTTTAGGTTATAAGATCTAGTATAGTCTGTAACTTGCCCTTGATGGCTTTGTTGTTCAGTGTGTTCTTCAAACCCATGTGTAGGTTCTTGGGCCAGCATTCAAACGCAGTCCAACAGTATCCCGAATGTTCATCATTCAGTTTAGGTAAGAATTCAGTCTCTATCGCAATAAGATAAGTGTGGAAGAAAAACTTCTGATCATTTGAAGTGAACATCTCCAAGGGAATGACTTTCTTGAACTTAGGAGTATCTCCTATTTCCTCTTTGATTTCTCTCTTCAATCCTTCAAATGCTGATTCAGTGTATTTGGCCTGGCCTCCGACCAATCCCCACATGCCCTGTGTCTTCTTGTCGGTCCTCTGCAAGAACAGGAAACGCTTGGTACCAGTTGAATAGAACAGTGCCCCTGAGCAGACTATATTTTTTTCCATGTATTATTATAACAATTATGGAGTAGTGGCGTCAAGGCTTGAATTATATCCTGGATCTGCTCCACCGTCCAACACAATACTCCAAGTACCTTGTGCATACACGCCTTCGTATGATTTGACCCACTCTGTGCCATTGAATCTGTATTGAATTCCTGTGTTTAAATTAGTAACATAATGTTGTGTTGAATCTGGATTTGAAGCGTCAAACGCCACGTTCCATTTACCAGTTGAACTGTTGTACTCTATGATATCTCCAATACTTGCCACTAGTGTTCCCCATGTTGCACTCTGGAATGATGACGTGCTGTCTCCCACATCGTTTATGACCAGATACCTGTCACCGTTTGCAGGTGTGCCAGGACTAAATGTTGCAGGATTTATGATCTTGGAAACTGCTGTCAGTGAGTTTGCGGGTATCGTGTCCGAATCAATGCTGTATAACAAAATTGTGTCGTCTAATGATGTTGTTGCAATCGTTCCTACTATCTCGTTGCCATTGGGTTGGGTAAGTCTGATCTGCGATGTGCCGTTGGTCACTTTACCATACTGGTCTAGTAATGTTTTCCAGTTGACTGCTGGACCAAATGTCTCAAATGGATCAAAATTAGATGGTTCATTCGCTCCTGTCTGGAATCCGTCTCCTCCCGAAGTCACACTTGTTCCTGTAGACCCCAGTAATCTCAATTGATTCCCAGTCACCAGCAATCCAAAATTGTTTGGTGTGATGAAACTCCTCGATGTTAGTGTACCGTCTATTAACCCTTTTGTTATTCCGCCATCGTCATCATAGATGCTCATTATGATCTTCTGTATAACTCCCAGTTTCTTGACCTTCACAGGAGGTGATATCCATATTGGCATTGAAAATGTCAATGTAGCGATATCGATCTCAGAGTCAGCCCCAACGGGTATGGTCCTCGATGAGAACGTTGTACCGGTCAGTTCCACGTAGCTCAAGCTGGTCCAGTCGATGTAATTGTCTGATTTTTGTATCTCGAAGTCTGGATTGAACAGGTATAATATCTGTTCCATGATCTGTAATTTCTGGTCTGTGTTTGAACTCCAGATGTCTGCAGTCACTTCCAATCTAAAGGGAGAAGGCATAACTTTCTCGACCGTGTATCCTGCACCTATTTCGCTTGTGTAATTTCCGTCTGCATCAACATTCCTTTCTCTTAAATGTTGTTTTTCAATGTGATAGGGGTTCTGCATTCTTTCCCTGTCATAGTTCAGTTCTCTAACGTAACACGCAATCTTTGGAACATACTGTAATGCGTTCTCAGAATTGTTCCTGATTATACTTGCAACTTGTCTTGTAGGATCTCCGTAAACTACCGGAACAGCTCTTAACTGTATAGAATTATCTTTACCTCGGCCTGTTTCCACAGAAAAGTTACTCAAAATCCTGATGAATTGAGTTAAAAATTTCCTTACCTGTCCTTCGTAAAAGTGTAGCATTCTTAATTGTCAGCCTTAGGTTTGAGAGCATCTGTCAATGATTGTCTCTGTGTTACTGTCAAACCATTTATCGTTGAACTTGTTGCATCGTTAACAAAACTTGTTTTGTAGTTTGCTCTCGAATTATTGTTAGTTGTAGTTATTCTAACGGAATCTTCTATTTTAACCCATCTGGTTCCGTCATAACGGAATAATCTGTTAGGTAAGTAATCTGTTCTCAAGAAATAATCACCAACGTCAACACCCGATGTTGGGAAAGATATTCCAAATCCGGCCGGGTGTCCGTTTGGTGCGACCCCATCGCCGTCCATGTAGAAGCCATAGTGCGAACTTGCCGGTGTGTCTATTGTAGCATTAACAGTTTTGTCACCACTTGCTCTTTGTTCTTCTGTGTTAACATTTTCTGTCCTAATATTTCCTCTCTCGTCTATGGGTGCAACATAGTACTGCTTATAGTTGAATCCTGACTTGGGTGCATCTGCTTCTGCCTGTGCAACTACTTGATCGTTAATTGTTTTTTCTTTGTTGAATGTTGACATGTAACTGGCAAGGGATCCTGTTGTGGTTGCATCACCTATGATGTCTTTGAACTCCTGTGAGTCTACCATGGTCTTCATCTTCAATCTCAACAGGTGTGGCCACCATGTTTGCGAAAATCCTTCCGCCGCCCTGTTAACATCCTCCACAACATAGTATCTTTTCAATGCGATCGGTATGCTCTCGTCCAACGAGTAGTCTTCTTTCATGTGCGGGAATTCTATGACATCACCTGCCATTGGTTTCCTGCCTAATCTTTCAACTATGTCGTTCAGGTGTACTGTTAAAAATAGTGTGTCGTTCTGTAAGAACATACCAAACTGTGAAAGGTTGAAATCTGCATCTTGCACATTGTAAATCCCCCTCACGATGTAAATATCATCTGCATATTTCCTGTCCCTGTTCTCTAGGAAAAGTAAATCCTGTATGGTTCTCTCGTTTAATGAGTCTCCGGAATACTGAGGATTTGTAGGACTTGCCTCTCCGTCCTTGTTTGTGTCTCCCTGATCGTAGGGGCCTATGTACTTGTGGAAATGTAGATCGGTTCCTCCAACAACGAACATCTCCTTGATGTTACGATCGAAGAACTTGTAGTCATTACCTTTTTCAGGCTTAAAAATGGACAATCTTGGCATATCATACATATTTATTGCACAGGCAAAGGTAATAAATATGAGTATGTCAGAACTACAAACAGGACAACAAGAAATATTTGATTACGTCAAGAACAACCTAGGTGACGGTATGATTGACGTTGAATTAGACCCTAAACACTATCAAACGGCGCTGGAAAGAGCAGTCAACAAATTCAGACAAAGATCATCAAACGCTGTGGAAGAATCTTATGCTTTTCTTCAATTAAAGAAAAATCAGAACACATACATTTTACCGGATGAGATTATCAATGTGAGAAATCTCAACAGGAGAAGTGTTGGATCCAGGACAGAAGGTGGCGAAGGCGGAACACTGTTCGAACCTTTCAACTTGGCCTACACAAACACCTATCTGTTAAAAGCGGGAGCAACAGGTGGATTGGCCACTTACTATGCGTTTGCATCATACCAGGAATTAGTAGGTAAGATGTTTGGTAGTTTCATACAGTTCCATTTTGACGTGGCAACAAAGAAATTAACTATCACACAGAGACCCAGGGCGGACGACGAAACAGTCCTTATGCACACTGACAATTTCAGACCTGACATAACGCTGTTCAAGGACATCTATTCTAAACCATGGATCAGAGATTACACACTTGCAGTATCTAAACTCATGTTGGGAGAAGCAAGGGGAAAATTCAATACCATAGCAGGACCACAAGGTGGAACAACACTGAACGGTGATGCATTGAAGAATGAAGGCCAGGCAGAGATGGACAGACTCGAGGCAGACATAGGCAATTTCCAAGAAGGCGGGAGTCCAACAAGTTTCATTATCGGTTAACTTCTATTACCGGTAAATTCTTACATGTATTATTTTAAATACTAGTATCATGATAGACGACAGATACAAAAAACTTACCAAATGCACACTAGACGAATTGGCCGACATGGTCGATGACCTAGAGAACATTGCCATACACGCCCTGAAAGAGGGAAAATTAAGTATGCGTAAACTGGTATTAACACAGATCCATGATGTTAAAAAAGAGATTGAAAAACGTTTAAAAAAATAGTATAATAAGTCTATGTTAATAGGCATAGTAGGTTTAATAAGTTCTGGTAAGGACACAGTCGCAGAAAGACTAGTACAAGAACATAATTTCAAAAAAGATTCATTCGCAAAAAGTTTAAAAGATGCAGTAAGTTCTATGTTCAATTGGGACAGAGAAATGCTGGAAGGCAAGACAGCCGAAAGCAGAGAATGGAGAGAACGGCCTGATGCTTTTTGGAGTAAAAGATTTAATAAAGATGTAACACCTCGTTGGGTGCTACAACACTTTGGCACAGAAGTAATGCGTCAGAATATGCATGATGGCATATGGATTGACAGTTGCATGGCCAGATACAAGGGTGAACCAACGGTGATATCAGATACAAGATTTGAAAATGAAATCAAGATGATCAAGGAATCCGGAGGCAACATTATACTTGTAAAAAGAGGACAAGATCCTGATTGGTTTACAAGCTATGTTGAAGGTAATATCAAACCCTCGGGCATTCACTCTTCGGAATATGCATGGGCAAAATCAGAGTTTGATTATGTTATCAAGAACGACGGAACACTGGAAGAATTACACCAACAAGTTGACGATCTAATCGTCAGCAACAAGATCACCAATACGCCATCCAAGTCTACGGACACTGCCCAACCGTTGGCAATTGGCGCAAACAGTTTTTAGATTAGTAGTCGCGGTATTCCTCATACTCCCATCCACAAAGAACACATCCAGTTGAGATTGTTTCTGTGCCCTGAACCCACACAGCTCACACTTCTTATGTTTCTTGTATCCGGATCTCTGCAGGGCCGTGATTCCTCCAACTTTCTTGCCAGCTTTCTTTCTGTTGCAGGTGTCACACAGGCTACGCCAGTAGATCTTTGTTCCTTTCCTGTAAGCATAGGCACGAGGCTTTGCCTTGCACTCCTTACACAACGGTCTGTCCTTGTATGCCATACACTTATTTAAGTCGCCTATATAGGCACCAGAAAATAGCAAGTTATATCGTAAAAACCATATGATTGAATAAATAACTCTGTATACGTTAAACTTGCAAGGAGAAAACGAAAAATGGCTTTAACATCACCAGGAGTAGAAGTTTCAGTAATAAACGAGAGCTTTTATGTACCATCAGATGCGGGTACAACACCACTATTCATAGTAGCATCAGCACAGGACAAGACAAACGGAGCGGGTGACGGAACAGCGACTGGAACAACAGTTGCCGGCGCCAACACTGCTTACTTGATCTCATCACAAAGAGAATTAACAGAGACTTTCGGGGATCCGAGTTTCTACACTGACACTTCAGGAAATTCATTACAAGGGTATGAGTTGAACGAATACGGTCTACAAGCGGCTTACTCATTCTTGGGTGTGGCCAACAGAGCTTACGTTCTAAGAGCAAACATTGACACTGGCGAATTACTAGGCAGTGCAACGGCTCCTACAGCAGACCCAACAGACGGAACATACTGGTTTGACCTTGCATCAACTAGCTATGGTTTATTTGAATGGTCTCAAACTAATCAAACGTTTACAGCAATTACTCCAATCTTGATCACACTAGTTGGTGAATTAGTTGGCGGTGTTTCCACTGGTGCACCACTGACTTCTATTGGACAAGTTGGATCATACGCAATCAACACAACACACGTTTCAAACAAGATCTTCAAGAAGACAGCAAGTAACACTTGGGTACAGGTTGGATCACAAACTTGGCACACTTCATTACCGGTGGTATCAGTTGCATCAGGAACAACAGTTACGAATGGTCACAACATGATAATGAACGGTGTAACTGTCACTGTATCAGGAACAACTTTAACTGCGGTTGCATCAGCGATCGGTTCTAACGTGACCAACGTTACAGCTTCTATTAACTCAGTAACAGGTAACCTAGATATATTCCACAACGGTCTAGCACTAGGTGACTCAGCAGGAGGAACAGGGACAATCAGATTTGACGAAGGCACAGGCTTACTAGCTAGCCTAGGAATCACAGCAGGTGTTAAAAATGGTGTTCAATTCCTACAAGCGGCACACACTTCAAGACCCACTTGGAAAACTGCAGACGAAGACAGGCCCGATGGTTCTGTTTGGTTCAAGACTACATCGGCTAATGCAGGTGCTAACATTATTGCAAAACTTTACGCTTCGGATAGTGCAAGTTTCTCAACAATAGCGGCCCCATTACATGATGATCACAGCACGGCAATCTTCAAATTAGACCCTTCGACAGGTGGAACATCATTAGCAACAGGAACTTTATACACACAATTCAACATCACTGAACAGAGCATAACGGCGGCTGACTCGGCTGACACTACTCCTAACGTTGGTGACTTCCAACTATTCAGATACGAAGGCGGCCAAACTACTGTTACAAGTTTATTGACTAGTCCGAGTTTCACAAGTTCAGAAACTTTCTCAATCAAAGAGACAAGAAAAAATCAAGATGGTTTCAGTACAGCAGTTACAGTTACACTGGGCGGAACAGGTGCCGATGATTTTGTTGCGGCAGTCAATGCTAAAGTTAACGCTTCAGCATCAGCTACATCAACTACTGAACTGATAAATGTCAGAGCTAGTAAATTAACAACTGGCGAGATCGTGCTTACACACGTACTGGGCGGTGACATCAGAATGGTAGACACAAGCGGTACTCCATTAGCAGATGCTGGTTTTAGTACAACGACAGCACATGAATATGGATCGTACACGGCAAACAGTTCAACACTGATTGACAACTTGTACAAGGTTCCGACTGGAGAGACTATTGACTCATCGGCCAACAATGCATTGTTGATTTCGAACTGGAAGAGATTGAGCTACACAGCTTCACTTTCTGCTCCAAGCAACGAGCCAGCTGACGGAACACTATGGTATGACACTAGCCTCGAAGCAGACATCATGGCACACAACGGCACAACTTGGGTTGGTTATGCGACTGCATACTCAACTACAGATCCAAATGGTCCACAGTTTAGTGCAACAGCACCGACTACACAGTCAGATGGTACTGCACTTGTGACGAACGACCTATGGATTGACACAAGTGATTTGGAAAACTATCCAAAACTTTACAAATATAACACAGCGGCTTCGATCAGTTCGAGCAACACAGCCAACCAGGTAGCAGTTACTACAACAGGTGCGGCATGGGTGCTAGTTGACAAAGCTGACCAAACAACAGAAGACGGTATAGTTTTTGCAGATGCGAGATTCCACACAACGACTGACAAAGTGGCGGGAACATCAACAGCGGCAGGAGTACCTTCAACAATCAAGAACTTGTTGAGTGATGGTTTCCTAGACCCGGATGCGCCAGATCCAACTTTATTCCCACAAGGTATATTGCTTTGGAACACTAGACGTTCAGGTTACAATGTTAAAGAATACAAAAACAGTTACATCACAACCACGAAGTATCCAGGGTCTGGATCAGCAGGGTTGGGTAACATCAGAGCAAACAATGAATCTGTTGCAACTTACTACCCAGACAGATGGGTTCTTAAGTCAAGCAACAACGCAGACGGTTCTGGATCTTTCGGAAGGAAAGCACAGAGAAAAGTCATCGTTGAGCAACTGAAATCAGAGATCGACACCAACCAAGCAATCAGAGAAGACCAAAGAGGCTTCAATGTTATTGCTGTACCTGGTTACCCTGAACTGATCTCAAACATGATCAACTTGAACACAGACAGGAACAACACAGCGTTTATAATTGGAGATACGCCTTTGAGATTAGATGGAACATCAACAGCAATCCAGAACTGGGCCAACAACACGGCAGGTGCACTGGACAACGGTGAAGACGGTCTAATAAGTGCAAGTGATTACTTGGGTGTGTTTTATCCATCTGGATTAACAACAGACAACACAGGTAAATCGATTGTGGTTCCGGCATCACACATGATGATGAGGACACTGGCAAACAACGATAACATCGCTTTCCCATGGTTCGCACCATCGGGAACGAGAAGAGGTGTCGTTGACAATGCCACAGCAGTTGGTTACATCGACTCAGCGTCTGGAGAATTCCAAACAATATCTGTGACGGAGTCAGTGAGAGATTCAATGCATGAAGTCAAGATTAACCCGATCACTTTCTTTGCAGGAGCAGGCATAGTTAACTTTGGTAATTTAACCAAAACATCGGCAAGTTCAGCATTGGATAGGATCAACGTTGCAAGGTTGGCAGTGTATCTAAGAACACAACTAGATGCTATTGCTAAACCGTTCATATTCGAACCAAATGATGAACTGACAAGGAACGAGATCAAAGGTGCGGTCGAATCATTCTTGTTGGAACTGGTCGGACAGAGAGCATTGTTTGACTTCTTGGTAGTTTGTGATGACACAAACAACACATCTACTAGAATAGATAGAAATGAACTGTACGTAGATATAGCAATTGAGCCGATCAAATCAGTTGAATTTATTTACATACCGTTGAGGATTAAAAACACAGGAGAAATTGCAAAATTAGGAAGCTAATTTTCGATAAATAGGAGAAACAAATGGCAATATCAACATTATCAAAATTTACAGTACCTTTAAGCAACGATCAAAGTTCAGCATCACAAGGTCTGTTGATGCCAAAACTCCAGTATCGTTTCAGATTGGTCCTGGAAAATTTTGGAGTATCAACACCAAGATCAGAACTAACAAAACAAGTAATGGACGTGACAAGACCCAGCTTGACTTTTGACACAGTGACACTAGATGTGTACAACTCAAAAGTATACATGGCAGGTAAACACACTTGGGAACCTATCACAATCCAGATGAGAGATGACGTCAACAACTCGGTTAGCAAACTGGTCGGTGAACAGATACAGAAACAGTTTGATTTCTTCGAACAGTCAAGTGCGGCATCAGGTATTGATTACAAATTCACAGGTAGAATTGAAATGCTAGACGGTGGTAACGGATCAAGTGCTCCAAACGTTCTAGAGACATGGGAACTTTACGGTGCTTATATTGAAAACGTTAACTACAACACACTGGCCTACAACCTTTCGGAACCAGTGACTATCACACTGTCTATGAGATACGACAATGCGGTACAGACACCACAGGGTACAGGAATCGGAACAGCAGTGGCTAGAACGATCGGTACACTTTCAACAGGTGGTGGACAGTAATAAACAAAATTAGACTTAGCATTTAATACACTGAAAGCGTCTTTATAGGCGCTTTTTTTGTGACTATAAATAACAGTATGCCAAGCATTAACAATTTCTTAAAAGGTTTCCAAGATGGTCTTCCAGGGATGAAGGACTATCGACACGCATCTAGACTGTACCTCGATAACAATTACCAGTTGATGCCAAAACAGAAGTTTCTGTTTCACGTGGTATTCGATCTCGATGACTCCATAGCATTTGAAAAATTTAACCCCAGCGAGAGAGCCCAACTCAACATGTTGGTCAAGGCGTGTGACCTACCCAAGTACAACATGAGTATGGAAGAAAAGGTACAGTACAACAAGAAGATGTACACGGCCACGAGGATCGCATACGAGCCGATCAACATCACATTCCACGATGACCATGCAGACACTGTCAACGCATTCTGGAAGAAATACTACGAGTACCACATAGCCGACTCCGTGTCCATGAACTCAGACCTACAGATATCAGCAACCAAAGACAGTTTGTATGATTCCATCGGTGCTGAAAAAAGGACGAACAAATACGGGTTGGACACTCCTGCGGAACGTGGTAAACCTTTCCTGAAAGGGATACAGATATTCGTGTTACACAAGAAGAGATTCACGTCAATGACATTGGTCAATCCTGTGATTGGATCATTCAGTCACGACAACCTGGACGCGGCCGATGGTGCAGGGATCATGTCTAACACCATGCAGATATTATATGAGACTGTGATATACAAGGCAGGGATAATCAACAGGAACAGTGTTCCAGGATTTGCCACGGTGAATTACGACAACGAACCATCTCCGTTATCAGTGTTAGGCAGAGGAACAAACAGCATATTTGGACCAGGCGGTGTTGTAGATGGCATAGGGTCAGTGATGAGAAATTTAGATAATGGGAACATACTGGGTGCGATACTGGGTGCGTCTAACACCTACAACAATGCCAAGAAGATAAAAAAGAAAGACGTCAAGCAAGAATTGAAAGGTATAGCCAAACAAGGTATACTGGACATAGGCAAACAGGCAGGATCAATAACCAATCCAGTTGCTCGATTCTCCGTTGGTGCGGTCGTGGCGGCAGGGGCCATCATAGCGTCACCCAGGGGAACCAGTGACAACAAAACGAAACTGAACAACACCGTTATTTCTAATCCCGTGCAGGACACGATCAACTTCCTGTCTGCAGACGAGTCATTTAACATTGTGTCAAACGATGAATCGATCAGAGATCAGATAGCATCAAGCATATACTACAAGGACATAGGTTCACGTACAGGGCTCACTGTGGCAGAGTCCGACATAGCGTATGCGGCATCTTCCGATAACGTGAAGAACGTGTACAGCAACAAGGCCATAACAGACACGAGGAAACTGGTCACAGAAGGATACATAAAAATTGCTAGAGGAACACAAGATGTTCAGATAGTAGCAGAGAAGGCAGGACTATAATGGCAGAATTCTACACCAACTTACCACCAAAGCAGAAAGACGACCTTGACAAGACCATAGAGAAGTTGACTACCACCAACTATGAAACGGAATATCAATTCAATGTAGGAGAATATGATACCACCGTGGGTTTCTTCGTCAAGAGAGGTTTCTCCAGGACCGCGGCGGAGTCGACCGCATACGTGATATTGTCACAGGCCAAGATAGACAGCATCAAACCACACGAGCTGTTAGACAAACTGACCGAGGCGTCGCCTGCACAACTGTCTGAACTGATAACGATCATATTGAATGCCAACCGATACAAATCCAGTAGGTTAGGAGTCAGACAGACCCTGGCAACTGTTGAGACTGTGTCAAGAAACATCATAGACTAATGTTACCTAGATTCGCGAGGGGCAAATTCTATCCCAAGAATGCCGAGAAGTATGTTGGCTTAAAAACCCCAACCTACAGATCAAGTTGGGAACATGCTTTCATGAGATTGTGTGATGAACATCCTAATGTGTACAAGTGGGCCAGCGAGAGTATAAAAATTCCTTACAGACATCCGTTCACGGGCAAATACACAGTCTACGTGCCAGATTTTTTCATTGTGTACAACGACAAGAACAGCAAGAAACACGCCGAGCTTGTGGAAGTTAAACCTGCATCACAGACCACCATGGAAGCGGCCGGCAAAAGCATGGCCAAGAAGAAACAGGTTGTGATAAATCACGCCAAGTGGGAGGCCGCAAGTGCCTATGCCAAACAGAACAAGCTACGATTCAGGGTTGTGTCAGAAGACCAACTTTTCCACAACGGCAAGCGTAAGTAAATAAAACAATGACAAAGAAATTAGAAGACATCCTTAATTTACCAAATGTCAAAGACGCATTCAAAGAGGTGGATAAAAAAGAGAAAGATCAGAAATTGAAGGAGACTGCCAATGGTGGTACCACTGTTTCATCAAAAAATCTAGATCCAAAGACACAGGCGAACCTACAGAAAAGCTATGCGGAGTTTGACAAGATCGCGGCATCACTGCCACAGGTGAAAGGCTTGGGTGATATGTCTGATCTGGAGATGGACAAGCTGGCCGTAGAAGCAGAAGAGAGCTATAAGAACCTAATGGACCTGGGCATGAACGTGGACTCGCGTTATTCAGGACGTATTTTCGAGGTTGCAAGTAACTTCCTAAAGAACGCCATAGATGCAAAGAGCTCCAAGATAGACAAGAAGCTCAAAATGGTGGATCTACAACTCAAGAAGTTGAAGCTGGACAAAGACGGCAATAAAGACGGTTCTCCCATAGAAGAAAGCGATGGATTTGTAATATCTGACCGTAATGAATTAATGAAGAAACTATTAAAGAAAGGCTAAATATTGCATATGAGTACATTCACACAGTATCTTACAGAAGCGGCCAAGTCATATGATTACAAAATCAAGGTGGCAGGCAATATTGATAAAGACTTCGCATCTAGAATGGAAACAGCATTAGCAAAATTTGAAGTGGCTAAGATGTCAGCGGGCAAGAAAACCCCTATCATGACACTGCCGTTGGACTTCCCGATGTTATCAAATGAATCAGTTACAATTTACGATGTTACAACAAACTATCCAGCTTCATCAAATGTCATGAAGGAATACCTTTCAGACATTTTAAGAGTTCCGGCAACACACATTGTTGTCAGGAAACCGGGTGAGCCCACAGAGGAATATCAAGACGCTATGCAGGTAGCGAAAAAATCAGACTTTGCAAATAAAGTAGCAGACGTTGAACAAAAATTCCAAGACAACGCACCAAATGGAAGAGGAAAAGCAGATGATTTATCTGGTGACAAGTACAACATGAGTTTGATGAGAGAATTACTTAAAGACAAAGAAGACAGATACCATATTACAAAAGGCACTGACAACAAAGTTGGAAAGGTCATGCCAAGTGAAGATGATAAAAAAGCAGGTTCTCCAGTACACCCTGGACCAGGACCAGTAAAAGGAAATCCACACCCAGCAACACTACAAGGTTTCAAACAATAAGGATATAAGTTATGGAAATGATCGACGTATTAAAAAAATTAGAAGAAATTGCACAGACTAGACCAGAACTAGTTGCAGATGCGGTGGACAATGTTTCAAGAACTAATCCTGCAGAAGTACAAGACAATGCAGTACAAACTGAAAGAGTTGGCGGAATGTCAGACGTACACATAGGTGCACAAGAAGTTGTAGGCGAATACGCGGACGAAGATGGCAACTTGAAAATGCCAAAACAAGACGTGTTAAGAGCGATGGCGGCTGAAAAAGAAAAAGCAAGTTTTCCTAGATCATACGAGATCGAAACTGCAATGGCGATGGTCAATGACAAATTTGGCAATGACGGCATAGCAAAAGACGACATGGACATGAGTTCAGAGCAACCAGCACAAGAGCCAGAAGCACTAGAAGGCAATGCATTTGCACAGGCAGTACAACAAGCCAAAGCGGCAGGCATGAAAAAAGGCGACAAGTTCAAAGTCGGTGACGAAGAACATACATTAAGAGACAGCGATTTTGAAGGGGAGAGCACAAGAGATATGACTACAGAAAAAACAGAAGGTAAAATACCAGCAGGCTTAAAAGCATACCAAGATAAAAAAGCAGGCAAAAAAGAAACTGTAAAAGAATCAATACAGATTTCAACAGATTCACCACAGGAAGCAGGCATGATGATGCAACTTCTAAAACTAGCAGGTTTACAAACAGTCGATCAAGCAATGATCAGCCAGGAACCCGAGCATGGTTCAGACATGGATCCAGGTGCGTTGAACAAGCAAATGGATGTTCCAGGTGATGATGCAATGGGCAGTATGCAGATGGCTAAAATGAGAGACATGATGACTGCACCAGCAGAAGAGAAAGCAGAAGAAACATTTGCGAATTCAATGGGTGACGAGAAAGAAGAACCAAAATATCAAGACACAGACACATTGGTAAACACTATGTCAGGTGGTATGAACAGACAAAAGAAAACTTATCCAAAAGTTGCTAGTGGAGATAATCCAATGGCGGCGGAAGACACAGTAACAGCTGAAAGTTTAGCAAACAGTTTGAGAGAACAGTACGAAACGTTCAAAGAAACTTACATAAAAGTTGCTGAAACAAAAGTGAAACCTGACTTCTTAGACATGGACAAAGATGGCAACAAGAAAGAACCAATGAAGAAAGCCATCAAAGACAAAGAAGCAAAGTAATACTTTTCCGGACACCCCAACAGCGTTAAATACTACATCATGGCGTATGTATCACTAGATAGCGACCAAATTAAAAAGGCGCACAAGAAACACAAATATTCTAAAACTCAGGTAGAGCAACTAGAGAAGTGCATGGATGAAAAATCAGGTCCACTGTACTTTATGAAGTCGTTCATGAAGATACAACATCCTGTCAAGGGATCAATCCCTTTCCACCCGTTCCCATACCAGGAGAGACTGATATCAAGTTACAACGACCATAGATTTTCAATTGCCATGTTACCCAGACAGACCGGTAAGACTACATGTGCATCAGGTTTCCTTATTTGGTATGCCATGTTTAGACCAGATTCACAGATACTGATCGCGGCACACAAATACGCAGGTGCATCAGACATAATGTCAAGGGTACGTTATGCATATGAGATGTTGCCCAGCTGGATCAAGGCAGGTGTGACCCAGTACAACAGGAACAGTATAGAATTTGACAATGGCTCAAAGATCATGGCAACCACAACAACTGAGAACACAGGACGGGGTATGTCACTTACACTAGTTTATTGTGATGAGTTTGCATTCGTGCAACCACCTGAGAAGGCCAAAGAGTTTTGGACATCACTATCACCCACACTATCAACTGGTGGTAAGTGCATGATCACTTCTACCCCTAACTCAGATGAAGATCAGTTTGCATTAATTTGGAAAGAAGCCAACAAAAGATTTGATGAATACGGCAATGATCAAGAAGTAGGAACCAATGGGTTCTATGCCATGAAAGCACACTGGTCAGAACACCCAGACAGGGATCAGGAATGGGCCGATGCAGAGAAGGCCAGGATCGGAGATGAGAGATTTAGGAGGGAGCATGAATGTGAATTCTTGATCTACGATGAGACACTTATCAGTTCCACCCATCTAATAGACATGGAAGCACAAGCCCCGGTCGAGGTCACTGGACAGGTACGTTGGTTTAAACGACCCACACCCGGAATGACTTACATGGTATCACTGGATCCTGCTATGGGAACAGGCGGAGACTATGCCGCGATACAGGTATTCGAACTGCCAACATTTGAACAAGTAGCAGAATGGCATCACAACACAACACCTATGAATCAGCAAGTTAGAATACTACAAAGTATTACCAAACACATTCATGATACAATAATGGAAAAAGATCAATCAGCATCACCGCAAATATTCTATTCTATGGAAAACAACTCTATAGGTGAAGCGGCATTGTTGAGAGTTATGGATATCGGTGAAGAGAATATTCCGGGCATGTTCCTGTCTGAACCTATCAGGAAAGGACACAGGAGGAAGTTCAGGAGAGGATTCAACACAACTGCTAAACACAAAATAGACGCCTGTACTAAATTCAAAGAACTAGTAGAGAACAACAAAATGAAAATTAACTCACAATTACTGCTATCAGAACTGAAGGACTTCGTTGCTTCGGGCATGAGTTTCAAAGCCAAAGCCGGACAACACGACGATTTAGTCAGTGCTTGTTTGTTAATGACACGTATGATTAAGACATTGGCTGATTTTGACCCTAAAATATTTGAAAAATGGACTGACAGAACATCAGAGCTCAAACCAATGCCTGTGTTTGGCTCTTTCTATGGCTAACAAACAAACTAAATAATGCTACATGAACCCAAAAAATTCGCAAGACCTATTCAATAAGATCAGATCACAGTTCTCAAACATCAGATTAGGTGACGAGAATGGTGCCGCAACAGCAGAGCCGGCCAGTGCTGTGTTCTTTGAATTTGAGTTCAAAGAGGACTCCGACACGTTTGGCTCTATTAGTGTATCCATAGCAGACGGTGAAACAATGAAAGTATTCTACAACAGGAATCTAGTGGACAAGATTGACGAGGACAGCAAGGGCGAGTGGTTTGCGTTCCTCAAGGAACTGAAAGACTTCGCAGTAGAACATCAATTGAGATTTGATGTGCGTGATATAACCAAATCGAACCTAACGAAGCAGGACTATGAAAATCTTGCAGATACGAATAAAACGGTAAATACTGATGAAATGTCAGAAGAACTAAACAGGATCACTAAACTAGCAGGTGTTGATAAGGCACCAGTAGCAGAAGGCTTATCAGGCACTTCAAAAAGCTCATTCGAGAACCTAAACAAAACAAAATTAATAATCAGACACAAAGGCAAAGTTGACGAGACTGTGCCAGGTGCGAGATCAAGACAGATACAATCACTGTACATAGAGAACGAAGACGGTGAGAGATTCAAATATCCACTGACTCATCTAGCAGGTGCGAGGGCCATGCAGAGACACGTGTCAAATGGCGGAAGACCACATGATGAATTCGGTGAACACATTGTTAGAACATCAGAAGACATAGCCAAACTGAATTCATTCTCGAGATATGCCTCTAACAAAGATCAGTTGAACGACAACGCAGGTGACATCATTGAACAGACCAAATTGAAACTGGAGAACCTAAGAGGTTACATGAGGAACATATCAAAACAGGCACATTACGAAGCGGCCGCGAAAGATTTCAAAACGGCAGAAGATCAAATACTGGACGACGAGACAGTGAACAAATTGAGAGAGAAGTTCACGATGAAAAACCTAGACAGCAGGGTTGAAGACGCTTTTCCAATCATAAACAAAATAATGAGTGAATTCGAAGCAACCAAAGACCAAGAACAAGTGAACGAACTAGACTTAAAAGATTTAAAACCAAAAGCAAGTGACGTTATCACCTATGGCAAGGGTGGAAGTTTAAAACATATACAAATAGAATACGAAATACTTGGTACATTGGAAAATATGCTAATTGATAATTCAGAACAAGAAGTTCTAAAAAGAATTGCAGATTTTGTAACAGACGAAGTAGGTGAAGAGCATGTTGGCAAAGCAATGGAAATAATCCAAAAGGCAAAAGAAAATAAAGACGAGGAAATGACATTCGACGACATGATACAACAACTAAAAGGCAAAAAAGAGGATCAAGTGAACGAACTGGATCCAGGTGATGAGCCGATCGACGCACCAATACAGGCACCAGTTGATCACGGTGCGGTGGTACAGAGTTTCTTGACTGATCCAGAAAACAAATTAGTACTAAGAAAAGATGATTCAGCAGACAAGATGTTGAAAGTAACAAAATTCAAAGACAAGAACACAATGCTGGGATCAATACTTTCAGACATAGCAAGTAGATTGCTTACCAAATCAGGTGAAGAAGACAGAGTGGCAAACTTCGCTTCTAGAGTAGCAGATGGAATAGAGCAAGAAGGTTCGAACTCATTCAAGCCAGGACCAGACTACAACAGCAACAAGAAAATCGCTGTGCAGTTGGCAAAGAGATACATCGACGACTACAAGAAGATGCAACAAGATCCAGCATACGCAGACGAAGTGAGGATGGATCCAGCAGATTTCAATCCCAAGAAAGACATCAAGGGAAAAGCGATAGGCAAAGAAACAGAAGCGTTTGAATCATGGGTTGACGAAACTGTGAACGAATACGCAACAGCACCAAAGGATCCTGAATTAGAGAAAAAAGACAAAGAGAACGCTACAAAACTTGATGTGACGAAAGCGGACAAGATGATGAACACGACCGCATACAAAAAAATGAAGTCAGGTGATGACAGATACACAGACAAGACAGAAGGCATGGGTGGCGTGAATGAAAATCCAGAAACAGATTACGAGGGTTCAATGGACTATGAACTGTCAGGTGATGACGGAGAGATGGCATACGGTACAATACACTACAAAGCAATCAACGGTGTGGTTGATCCAAACTCACTGCAAGGCAGTTATGAATACGATGGCAACCATAAAATTGACAATGACATAGCAGATGAAATGATCAAGCCGGGTGGGGAAGAGCATGAAGAAGCACTCAAAGCCGCTCAAGAAGACTATGATTACGAAGCAGGACGTATGAAATCAAAATTTGAGGGCAACCAACTGGAAGGCCTGACTTTCGAGGACATCAAGCCTTACGTTTCAATGTACAAGGACAAGGATGGCAAGATAGTGAACGCCGTGCTAGACAAGGACGGTAAGGAAGTTTTCAAGACACATGACGGGAAAGCGGCAATGGCATACCTATCACAGAACTACGACAAACTTAAAAGAGAAGACAGCGAAGTGCAAGACGAAGCTGAAGAGATCAACACAGAACTAGACAGAATCAAACACCTGGCTAACATCCAATAATAAAACCTCCATATTACCAATAATAACAGTAGACAACTGATAAATAAGTGTGTATATTATGTACTATATGTCTAATATACACTTAGGCAACTTAAAACTAACAAACATAGGCACACAAGGAGGCTTACATTATGGCATCATTAGCTGAAATAAGGGCGAAGTTAAAATCTCAAGAAGTGAATCGCTCCACTTCCAACACAGGCGGAGACAACGCCATTTATCCACATTGGAACATAGCAGAAGGATCAGAAGCAGTAATCAGATTCTTACCCGATAAGGATACAACAAATACATTTTTCTGGACTGAGAGAAACATGATCAAATTACCTTTCGCGGGTATTAAGGGTCAGACTGATTCCAGACCAGTGCAGGTACAAGTACCATGCATGGAGATGTATGGCAAGACTTGCCCAGTACTGACGGAAGTTCGACCATGGTTCAAAGACAAGAGCATGGAAGACATGGGTAGAAAATATTGGAAAAAGAAAAGTTATATTTTCCAAGGTTTTGTTACAACAAACCCGTTGGCCGAAGACTCAACACCTGAGAATCCAATCAGAAGATTCATCATTGGACCTCAGATCTTTAACATCATTAGAAGTGCATTACTGGATCCAGAGATGGAAGAGATGCCTACTGATTACGTAAAAGGTGTTGACTTCAGAATCAACAAGACAACCAAAGGTGGTTATGCTGACTACTCAACGTCAAAATGGTCAAGAAGAGAAAGAGCTCTGGACGAAGCAGAGAGAGCCGCAGTAGAAACACACGGGTTACACAACCTAGGTGACTTCAGACCAAAAGAGCCAACAGAAGCAGAAGTAAAAATAATCAAGGAGTTATTTGAGAAATCTGTAGAAGGTGAAGCTTTTGATCTTGAACAGTATGGTCAGTATTACAGACCCGCGGGAATGGCTTACCAAGCTAAACCTCAAGTGTCTGTACCAACAGCGAGTCCAGTAACTGAAACTGCAACTGCACCAGCGGTAGCACCAGCGACTGAATCTGCACCAGCACCACAACCAGAGGCGGCACCAGCAGTGGTGGCACCAGCGGGTGACAGTGCCAAGAGAGCAGAGGACATCCTGAAGCTGATCAGATCAAGACAAGCAAAATAATCTGACATTTTACCAAGGCCCTGACATTGACGTTAGGGCCTAGGTATGTTAATATATTAATATGAAAAAGAAAATACAAATGGCTGTTAATTGGATCTTGTACAAGCAAATACCTGCATGGGTGTTGATAGTGGCAATTATCCTTTGGATGGTATTATAAGGAAAACAAAATGACAAAAGTATTTGACGCAACTAAATTCAGAAAGAACATCACGAAATCAATCCAAGGACTGGGTGTAGGATTCAGCGATCCCACTGATTGGATATCAACAGGAAATTACGCATTGAACTATTTGATGACTGGTGATTTCAATAAGGGAATTCCACTAGGTAAGGTTACTGTGTTCGCAGGAGAATCTGGAGCAGGTAAATCATACATAGCATCAGGAAACATTATCAAGAATGCACAGGAGCAAGGTATATTTGTTATACTTGTTGACACAGAGAATGCATTGGATGAGAAATGGTTACAAGCATTGAAAGTAGACACATCAGAAGATAAACTTCTAAAATTAAGTATATCAATGATTGATGATGTAGCTAAAACTATTTCAGAGTTCATGAAAGGTTACAAAGAAGCACACTCCGAAGACAAAGAAGGTGCCCCAAAAGTATTATTTGTTGTTGACTCATTAGGTATGATGCTTACACCAACAGATGTTAATCAATTCGAAGCAGGTGACATGAAAGGTGACCTAGGTAGAAAACCCAAGGCATTAACAGCACTTGTAAGAAACTGTGTTAACATGTTTGGTTCATGGAACGTGGGACTTGTAGCAACCAACCATACATATGCATCACAGGATATGTTTGATCCAGATGATAAGATATCAGGTGGACAAGGATTTATCTATGCAAGTTCAATTGTGGTTGCAATGAAAAAACTTAAATTAAAAGAAGATCTTGATGGTAACAAAGTCACAGATGTGAGAGGTATTAGAGCGGCTTGTAAAGTTATGAAGACAAGATATGCTAAACCGTTCGAAGGTGTACAGGTCAAGATTCCATACGAAACAGGAATGAATCCGTACAGTGGACTTGTGGACTTGTTTGAGAAGAAAGGTATACTTGTACAAACAGGAAACAGACTAAAATACATCGATAAAGCAGGCAAAGAACACATTGACTTTAGAAAACAATGGATTGGTGATAAATTAGATATGCTAATGGCAGACTTCGAAGAAGATACAGACTTTGCTGATAAAGAAGTTATAGACGTACCTGAAGTAGTTGAAACAAAGCCAAAAGCAAAAACTAAAAAAGCAGAACCAATTATAGAGAAGGAATAGATGATAGACTTTACACACGAAGACATCGAACGTTTGTGGAACTCAATTATACATTACGTCCCGGAGAGACAAAAATTGGACATGGCGATTGATTTCATTAAGAGTTTAGAAGACATCGGTGTAGAGCATGATGAGATAAAAGCATCTGCAGAATATGATCCAAAACTTGAAGAAGCTGTTAACACTGTGTTCGAGGAAGATGAAGTAGACGAAGATGGATATAGCGAGGATGAATGATAAACTGGTACAACGAAGTAAGTAGAAACCTATCTAAGATACCCGACTGCGTAGCATACTACGACGCCGAACTACTAGAAGCAAAGAAACAATGCAAAGTATACGGCAATCTAGAACGTGCCAGTGCATCGTTGCCCGGCATAGTTGAAGAAAGATTCAGCCAACTGCAACACCTTGAAGCAATACTAGAATACCTGAACATAGAGCTGAGAAGATTAAGATCAAAGACCTTCAGAAAATTCCTAGAGAACTACAATAAACTATTAAGCAGTAGAGATGCAGAGAAATATGTTGATGGCGAAGACGACGTTGTTGACATGACTAAAATTATAAACGACTTCGCATTAATCCGTAATCAATGGTTAGGAATAACCAAAGGGTTAGATCAAAAACAATGGCAGATCACAAACATTGTTAAGTTGAGGGTGGCAGGGATGGAAGATGCCGATATTGGCTAGTAGAATCATATTAACAGACGTAGACGGAGTACTGCTGGAATGGGAACATCATTTCACTAAATGGTTACAACTACGATCGTACTTTGACAAAAACGGAAATAGGAATTATCCATATAAGCTATTAGATGCCAAGCATGACGACTACGACATGTCTAAAAGATTTGGAATTAGTAAAGAAACAATAAGCCAAGAGATCAGAGAGTTCAACAGGAGTGCGTGGATGGGGACACAACGACCTATGTTGGAATCACAGACATGGGTAAAACTGCTACATGCCGAGGGGTGGACCTTCGTACCAATAACATCACAGACGTCAGACATACCAGGACAGGCACTACGTAAAAAAAGATTAGGTGAATTATTTGGCGAACATGTTTTCTCAAATTACCATATATTAGGTACAGGTGCAGACAAAGACAGTGCATTAGCAAACTTCCATGACACCGGGCTGTATTGGGTCGAGGACAAGCCTAAGAACGCACTAGCAGGGCTGTCTTACGGTTTAAAGCCTATATTAATTGACCATCCATACAACAGAGATTTTAATCACCCTGACATCATACGTGTAAACAATTGGAAACAAATACACGAGATGTTATCTAGATAACAAAAGAGTTAGTTTAAAGGGTAGCTTCGTTATATTTTAAAAAACAAAGTTCAACACATTCCCCATTGGTTTTTCTGTTTGTAAATACCGTGAAACCTATTTTTTGATAACGTTCTACTATTGAATCTAATTTTAAAAATTGTGCATCATGATCTCCAATATACATTTCACACTCAGCTAAAACTATTTTAGGAGCTAGACCTAGGTCTAGTATTTCTGTCAGCATCTCATGCCATCGCCCTTCGATGTCTAACTTGATAACATCAACGTCTCGTCCATGCTGTTCAGCTATTGTTTTTAAATTTATTGTTTCTACCTCGATTTCGTCATGCGGGTTTTCGGGCCTGTCTAGTTGGTAGCATTTTTTTGAGTCATTGATGGCATAGAATTTTAGTATTTTTCCGGATTCTTTGTCGTATGCTTTGTTGGTATGCTCGATCCTGTAGCCACCACTGTTGGCACTGTCAACTGTGAGTTGAGATAAAGGTGTTGGATCCCATGTCAATATCTTTGCAGTTTCGTTATGTTTTCTACAATTTAATTCAAACCTAATTTCTCTCGACACGCCAAAGCACCAATACATGTTGGCCGTTTCCCTTAACTTGTCGGGTATGCTGTATTGTTTGTGCTTACTCCAGCCTTTGTTATTTGGTTTTTCTTTTGTGTCATTGGCACTAGGAGTCAGAGGAAATTTAAGTTCGTACTGTCTACAACGTTCAGAGAGTTTCATGCAAAGATATTTATAGTGTAAATATCAGTATGAAAATTTATGTAGGGTGGGATCCAAGGGAAGACATAGCGTACCAGGTTTGTGAACACTCTATCAAGCGTAGAGATGCCGACGCAGAAGTCATTCCACTGAAACAGAATCAGATGCGAGAGCAGGGCATCTACACCAGAGAGCTAGACAAGTTAGCCACAACAGAATTCACATTCACGAGATTCTTCGTGCCATACCTTAGCAACTACAAAGGGTGGGCGGTGTTCTGTGACTGTGACTTCCTTTGGAAGATCTCTGCAAAGGAACTGGAACAATACTTTGATGATTCCAAAGCAGTGGTCTGTGTACAACATGAGTACACCCCGGAAGAAGGATCTATCAAGATGGATGCACAAGTACAAACAGCCTATCCCAGGAAGAATTGGAGCAGTATGGTGCTATGGAACTGTGCTCATCCAAAAAACAAATTGTTGACCCCGGAGTTCCTAAACAAGCAGACTCCAAAGTTCCTACACAGGTTCAGTTGGTTAGAAGATTCGGATATTGGATCACTACCACACGAATACAACTGGCTAGTAGGTTGGTACGAAGAACCGAAAGATGGTGCACCAAAAATACTACACTACACAGAGGGCGGACCTTGGTTTGACGGGTACAGAGATTGCGAGTACTCCGACGATTGGAAGAAAGAAGTCATTAATTTATTTTCAGCATAATGAACTGGGAAAAACTTAAACAGAATCATTACAACAAAGATCCTGTAGAACACATCTATTCGAAAACTATATTTGACATGAAAGAGTACGATGATCTTTACGAGAATCAGAACAATTTGTCACACAAGGTATGGAAGAATTTAAGTGAAAAGTATGGCATTGAATTTAATTTTCTCAAAGACATAAGAGATTTTGACAAAGACAAAGATGTAATATGTTTGTGGTTTTTTAAAGATCGAGGGGACCGGACTGCAGGCGAGTACATAAAAATAGCAGGACACAGTATCACATACTATACAAATACATTTTTAATTACTAAATCAAAAGATATACTGATACGGGAGAAAGGATTCATATACAGGCCAGCACTGCAATTAGATTTACCTAGTAGCACATATGATGAGATATTAGAAAGATTTAATAAAATCGTTTAAAACATTAACATCGGTCATTAAGTGTCTGTCATTGACCTTTGACCAAGTGTAATTGTCCTTCCCGATGATGTTTAAATTTCCCCTTACTGCCCTTCCCGTGTCATCGGATATTTTTTTTGCTTTAAATTCCACCTTCGGTAAAAAAAGACAACGATTTAATTTCCTAGCAACTTTTTGCGTCCATGTATCAACGTACCAGTGCCAAAAAAACGGTGGTGCCAGATATCCCACAGTGTTGATCCAGTTTTTGTGAAGTGCAAAGTGTGGGGCTCCGAATGGCTCGTCCTCTATCAATATTGGGTGCTTGCCATTATAATATCTTTGTTGATTTAGCTGTCTTGTTACTGCTAATCTGTTCCCTCTGCCATCGTTTGGGATCACCATCAATATCTTGTCATCGTATTTGTCAAACTGGTCCACGATCTGCTGGTCCCAATTTCTTGTCCTCACTTGCACATCGTCACCCATTAACATCACAATATCGTGTTTGGCTCTCTGGGCCATGAGATTCCAACTGAGACAAGTGGATTGATTTGGTCCAACTGTGTAGTGTTTTTCGTCTATAGTATCTCTGTATTGTTCAAGCGTTGGATCATCATCGTTGAGATAGAACAGGAATTCGGTGTCACTTTTTTGTGTTTCGGAGGCTGTCCGGATCAAATGTTTTGCTAGTTTGGGCCTACCCCTCGATGGACAACAGAATGAGATCATATCAATTTATTCTTCCAAGTCTCTGGGGTCTTGTCATTAATAATTTCCAATGGCAAGTGATATTGGAACTTCTTTGTTCCCCTAGATCTTATGTATTCTGCAGTCTTTTTAACTGACTGCCGCATGTTAGTCGCTGTGCTGTAACCTAATAGTTCTCTTGCCTTGTCCGATGAACACACTGCTAGTTTAACTTCCTTGGGTCTGTCCTTGTGGTGTATAGGATCTAAGTTGATTCCTGTTTCATTGGCACAGGCTTCTGCTAATTCATTAATCGTAATTGGTTCCTCGTCCGGTCCTATGTTTATTATCTCGCCAACGACATTGTCCTGGAATGCCAGTGCGTTCAAACAGTACAAGCAATCATCAATGTAACTGAAACATCTCTGTTGTTTACCATCTCCGTAAATGATCGGTTGCTTGCCTTGTAACATCCTGTTCAACATGATAGACATAACGTTTCTAAATGGGTCGTCATACTTCTGTCTTGGTCCTACTATGTTGTGCGGTACAGCAATAACATACTCTACCCCATGTGTTTCACACAGATTTCTTAATACATCTTCACCGGCTTTCTTTGCAATACCATATGGATCCTGTGGACGACATTCGTAGTCTTCCTTGTACGGCATTTGATCATGGTGGCCATATCTTGCCATGCTTGAACAATACACAATACGTTTGACTTTGTTTCTTATTGCCGCTGTAATGGTTGTGACCGATGCTTCAAAAATATTCCTTGTCACCAACACAGGAGAAAACACAGACAGCCCCTCATAGGCAGTAGCGGCAGTGTGATAAACTATGTCACATCCTTCCATTGCTTTGGTCATGTTCTCTAGATCACAACAGTCTACTTGGTGGAACTCGACGTCCTGTGGTACGTTGTCCGTGTATCCGCCTATCATGTTATCATTACCGGCAACAGTGTGACCCTGTGATAGCATCAAATCTGCTAGGTGTGATCCTAGGAATCCTGCCACGCCTGTAATAAAAATCTTCATTTCGAGTATTTAATTTAAGTTATGGACGGTGAAAAACTTTGTCTGGCCAGTGCCCCATCAGTAGCTCGAACCCTAATAATCTTATGTGTTTTTCAATTTCAATGTTATTACTACCATACTTCTTAGTGTTGTTGTTTAACTCTATCATTAGATACTGTACACTTTCTAATGTCTTTGTTGCACCTTTAAGCACTTCCATTTCGTAGCCTTCCACGTCTATCTTGATCATATCTACGTCATCTAGTCCAAGGCTATCAACTGTAATCATAGGAATACTGCCTTCACCTACGACCCTTCTACTCTGTGTAAAATCATCCTGCGATAGTGATATCATTTTTTGTTCTGCTCCAATGGCAAGCTGATGTGTTTCTACATCGTCACCTACATTTTTTACGAGACATTCATAATGCAGTCCTTCCGGTTCAAAAGCAACCACTCGTCCACAGTACTCATTCATGGCCATGCTCCATGTTCCAACCCATGCACCGATGTCCAATATGTGATTGAATTTTTTATTGTGTTTCTTACAATAATCTTGGAACTGTAAGAGACATTTGTTTTGTGTGAAAGGCTTGCCTGCTTTCCAATCAGTGAGATGTATATCATTGCTGGGTACCCAGAACCCATTTACTTTTTCTATGTTCATAATATCTTTTCAACTAGAGGCATTAACTGTTTGGCCCATGCCTGTTGTCCCGGGACGTTTGGATGGTCATCTAACTCGGAAACTACTAGATGATTTTTTAGGCTCCAACCGTGCTGGCACTCATTAAAATTGCCTTGTAATTTATAGTATCTTGTTTGATCAACCATAGACAATAATTCTTTACACTCGTAAGTTAATGGATCATCGAATCCATTGTAAAGAGCATTGTACATCAGGTAAGGCACACTATTTGCTTTAAAATAGTTTTGCATATATAATATTTGCGTAGCTGTCCTAATCTGCCCTTCTTCTTCAATTGCAGGATGATATTCTCTTCGACCTTTGTTGACCCATGGATCAAATCGGATTTCCTTGTAAGCAGGGGTTTCTTCCAGACCTACCATTTTCCAAGTGTGCCAATGACTAGCTTCTCTTCGAAGACCTGGTTCTACAGAGGTTGTAAGTCCTTCGCGACGATTGTAACTTGTTAATCCTACCAGAACAAAGGATTTTTTCAAAGAAGTCTGTAGCAGTTTCCTAACTATTCTCTCGTTACTGCCACCGTTTTCTGCCACCATCACATACTTTGCATCTAGATGATCCGCAATTATCCTGCCACAGCTTGTAGGGTCATTTATTTTTACGTTGTACTGTTTTTCTAATTCTCTTCTCAGTTTCAAATGAACGTAAGCACCAGATCGAAGTCCTGGCATGTAGGCCGGTACTGCGTTTCCAACAGCAAAAGAACAACCAAAGTGGATTAATTTTTTCATTATAATATTCCTTTGTCCAATAATATCTCAACTGCTGTGCCATTAGCAAATTCCTCCGGTGTGAACTGCTGATAGGCAAGACTGTATAGCCATGGTTCTGGGCCTCCGTAGTATGGATTCTCAATGTCAGATAATTCTATGCCGGCAACATCTACAGCAAAACTTTTTTCATGGCAGAACACAGGCACGCCCTCACACATGGCCTCCACTGCCGCAATTGAACAACTAGTAACCAAGCACCAAGCATCTTTTAGATCCTCAGACAACGGAACTTTTGCTTCGCTAGGGCCTGACGTTCCTCTTCCACGCGGCTTTTCTCTAATTTTTATTGGTCTGTCTGTGTATCTTTTGATCTGTTCTACAGTATCTTCTGTCCAATTGGGCCGGTCAAGGTAATCGTTTATTCCTGCCGAACTTGGACACACTAACACATAAGATCCTTGGAAGTTTGGTGCTTTTATCTTCAGGCCAAACTTTTCAAATCTGTCTGCTTTACACCCTTTAATATAACTTGCATGAATTTTATTTTTTGATATTCGCCAATAATGATTGTCGGGTTTTAGATTGTTGTTGTCAAATCTACCAAAGTAAGGCGTGTCTGTAAACCAAAACGGATGCTTACGTTTTTCTAACTGCTTGATCATTTGCATGTTGTTGTTCACAAATCCCCAGTACATGGAATTAGCAAGTGGCTCCGCTGTAACACCGTTGTCTAATATCTTGACCAGATCTGGCCATGAATGTTCTATCCCGTTGAACACTTCCCAGGCCTTGCTTTTCTTATTATTATATGGTGCGTAGATTGTTAGCATCTATAAATTCCTTTAACTGTTTTGCCCACTGTTCGTGGCCTTCTGCTGACGGATGTGGATCGTTAGAACTCACTATTAAATTTTTGTCTGTGATAAATTCAAAGTGACTTACCGTTGGACTGAAAAATCTGTCCATGTTAATTGCATTTCTAATAACATTAAAGTCTTCTGTGCCGTTACCAAAATAATTTGGCAAAGAGTTATACATCACATAAGGTATTCGCCTACGTTCAAAGTAATTCTGTAAATCAAAAACATTATCAAGGAAATTCATAGTAAGATTGTTTTCTATATCCCAGCCCTTGTTTTTGCGTATAAAACTTACGTTGTCTAATGTCTTCCAGGTTCTCCATGTGAGCTCCGTGCCTGGTATGCGACCTTTCTTCCATCCATCGTCTGTTATGTAATCGTTCCTGACAGCACTGGACCAGCCTATCACAGCGAAAACATCTTTGTCTTTGTTCTGTTCACACCAAACTTTGGTAGAAAAACTTATCCTAGTATTACCACGGCCTCCCATTGCTATGTTAAACAGTTCTTCATTATAATTTTCCGCTATAATTTTGCTTACGAAAGTATCAACCCCATCCTTAGGACGTGGCGTTAGGAAACTACAACCGTTAGAAAATATCTTGGACATACAGCTATTTTATAGTATAATTATTATAAATGCAAACGGTAAAAAATATTACAGACATAAGATACTTCTTGGAAAGATTTGAGACCATAGACCAAGGGTACAATTACCAAGTTGATTATCACGAACAAGCAGAGAGTCACTTTTCCTCACTACCAACATTCGTAGCGGAATTTGATAACTGTTTGGTCAACAGTTGTCCAATATTGGTAACGGAGGATCGGCACCTTATAACAAATCATGTATGGGGGCTTGTACACAAAAGCAGGCATCAACCACACAAGTCACACAAACTTTGGACCGAATGGGGAGATAATGTTGACCTAAGACTTCCTCCTGTTACCAAACAGTTCGATGAAAGAAATAAATTCGTATGGCTACCGATAGACGAAGGTAGTGCAGGAAATCCATGGCATGTATGGATTGACATGATATCTAAATTTCGTTTACTTGAAAAGAGATGGAGTACTAATTTCACAAAGTACATCTTTATACTTCCCACCCCAAGTTCGTATTTTGATAAAGTTGCTAAAGAACTGTTTCCAGAATTAAGATATTTTATTATACCCAAGGATGAAACATGGCGGTTTAAACATTTGATAGTGCCATCATTGAGCAATCATAATGACGGAGTGCTGACACCTACTCTGGCTCCATGGTTAAGACACTTCAAGGGATCGTTCGGAATACCAGAAAATCAAAAACCGTTCAGGAAAATATTCATATCACGTGACAAAGCACGTAGCAGGAAAGTAAACAATTCCAGTGAACTACTGATTGCTTTAAAAGGTTGGGAGTCAGTAATACTCGAAGACTTACCAATAAGAGAACAGATCAAAATATTCGCTGAAGCGTCACACGTATTAGCAACACACGGTGCAGGGTTGGTAAACATCATGTGGTGCAAAGAAGGGACAAAGATTATTGAGATACAAGATGAAAAAGCACTACACAAAAAAGTATATCCGTTGTTGTCAAACAACTTGAAGTTAAAACACGAAGTGTATGTTGCAAACACAGTCCAGAAAAATTTAAACGGAGCCAAACCAATTGGAACAAAAAGATGGCAAATGGTAGATTTTGAAATTAACATTCCTGATTTAATTAGACATCTGGACTGATATCATTTATAGTATAACCATGTATTCATTATTACAGAAAAAATTAACAGTACAGGCAGATCCTTATCCACATGTGGTCATAGAAGATGCCTTACCATGGGATCTGTACGAACAACTAGAAAGAGAATGGCCGGAGCAACAACTACTGGCTACACAACCGCACGACAACGGAATATGTTACAGGTTAAAAGCAGATAGTATGCTAAGGCCAGGCCTGGTGTCGGAAACATGGAGAAAATTTACAGAGTATCATACAAGTGTTAAATTCTACAATGAGGTTAAAAATATTTTTAAAGATTATATTACTGATTTACCCAACGTTGAAAATACTCTAAGTCCTCGTGGTTGGGACAACGGTAATGACATGATAGGAACTGATTGTCAGACAGTCATGCATTCTCCTATTGATTTCAGTTCAAGGACGCCGCACATCGATAACCCCAGGGAGATATATGCCGGTCTACTTTACATGCCTTATCCCGAAGATGATAGCACGGGTGGGGAATTCCGGATACACAGATCGGTTGGTCAGATAAAAAGAGTGAATAAAAACGGTGGTAGGGAAGTGGGAGTTGAAAATCAAGGGAGTATTGTCAAGTCTGTTCCGTACAAGAGGAATACATTTGTGATGTTTTGTAATAACTCCAGTAACACGGTGCACAGTGTTTCTAAAAGAGAAAACGCTACCTTACACAGAAGAAGCGTTAATGTTATCGCAGAGTATAATAGAGTGGCCAAGAAGTCCATGTTTGAGATTGAGGAGTTCAGGAAATGAATCTAGCAGGCATACACACGACCAAACCACGTACACAGAGATACGTAGATGCTTTTGTTAAAGGAACCCCAGGGGCATCAAAGATATATCAATTCCGAGATTTGAAAGAACTACCCCCGGAGGATCTAACAATGTACGGTATACTCGCAGGCTCCGGTGAAATATATAAAAGATGTGAGCAGGAAAAGAAAGATTTCTATTTCATGGATCATGGCTATTTTACAAACGCACATGACAAACCACACTGGTTACGTATTACAAAAAATGCACATTGCCAGACCAAACTTACAAATACCAACCCAGATAGATATGAGAAATATTTCAAACGTGAGCTGAAACCATGGCAAAAGGACGGCAAGAAGATTTTAGTCCTGCCACCAACGAATGCTGTTGCTGGATTCTTTAACGCAACCGGATGGCTAGATGAAACTGTAAAAGTACTGAAAGAAAATACTGATAGGCCCATTGAGGTCAGAGAAAAACCTTACAATCCCACTATCGCTACGGACCATGTTGGAGCAACAGTAAAAGTGGATGAACCCACAAACCACCAACCAAGCATCTCCTGGAATGAATATTTTGCTTGTGTGACTTATAACAGCACTACGTTCATTGAAAGTTTTACTAACGGTGTGCCTGTGTTTTGTGATCCAAATGTCTGTGGTGCAACGCCGATAGCCGGAACAGATTTTACCAAGATAGAAAAACCTAGATATGAGGACAGGGTTGCATTGTTTTCCAATCTAGCATACAACAACTGGACCATGGAAGAAATGTCCAACGGCACGGCATGGAAGATGCTCAAAGGTTACTAAATGGCAGATAGAATTAATCCAGAAACAGTCGAGACAGTTAAAGCAATAAGAGAATGGGAGAGAAAAAATAATTTCAAAGAGGCCTGTGATCTTCCGGGATTCACATCGTACAAGAACTATTTTGTGCCAGACTCTATTGTGGAATCTAGCAAGACTGTTTTGACTTTTGGCGTAGGTGGTAATGTTGGCTTTGAGAAATTAGTGGCATTTGCCAACAAGGATATACATGTTGAGATGTATGATCCTACTCCATGGAGTGTGTCTCTGATAGAACACATAGTAGACAGATCAAGCAGGAACACAATCAACGCTGGAACAGGATGGACCGGCAACACTGCTAGAAACAAGGCAGTTGTTAAAAGAATACATTTTAATCCCGTTGCATATGCTCCAGAGAATGGCACACTGCCGTTCTACTATGATCCGGCTCGCGAGTCCGAGGGAGAAACAATATCAATGCAACAACAAAGTTTTTCCTTAATAAAAAGACAAGATCACTTTAAGTCATTAAACGTAAAAGCTAAAAATTTACAATCCATATTGGAAGCACTTGGACTAACAAGTGTTGACATCATTAAAGCAGACATAGAAGGACTATGGTGGGATTTCGGCAACGAAATTCTAGACAAAAAGATAAACTGTAAGTTTATAGCACTTGAGTTAGAATTGAATTTTGAGAAGGACGGGAAGGTCGAAACAGCACTAGAAAAAGCACAGATACTGTGTGACAAGTTTAAAGAAAACAACTACGACATTGTGATAAACAGGAGAAGAGAGAAGCTGATGTTAGAAATGCTTTTCATAAAGAAAGACGCTTATGAAGGTTGAGATATTCAGGAGAACAGTAAAAGATCGTAAACGTGGTAACAGTTGGGAACTGCTGTATCATTTAGCGGAAGGAATCAAGGCCGCAGGAGACGAAGCCGTTATTGTCAACGAAGATAGGTCCGGGCCCACTGTCAAAGGTGAGATGACTCCAACAGCGCCAATGGCCGCCATGTTTGGATACGGGGGTGATCAACAGATGCACCACACCAAAGGCAGGCGTAGGGAACTGGCAGACAACTGCAGGGCCAAGAAAATCCCATTGATCACATTTGACGGTGGACTGTTATCTAGTTTTGGTAATGTTTCGACATCACCTGATCATCATTTCAGGGTGTCCTTGTACACGCCAATGAACGACGGCGACTTCCTATCAGATAACAGTCCTAGCGATCGTTGGGAGATGTTGGTCAAAAAATTTGATGTGAAGCACGAACCATGGAGAAAATCTAATCAAGACGATCCAATCATATTTGTAATGCAACCGAAGGACAACTGGAGCATGAATGAACTGGATCCGATAGATTGGTTCAACGGAGTCTATGAAAAACTAAGACCGGCGACAAGTAGGAAATTTATTGTGCGGCCTCATCCAAACAATGTGTCAAACATTCTAGAACGTGAGAATGAACTACCCGACGATGTTGAAATTCAATACACACAAAAAAATTTTGTTGGTGACGAAAAAAAATATTACAGATTCCATTTTCAAGAAGCCATTTCAAATGCACACGCTGTTGTAACCCATAACAGTACAGCTAGTGTTGACAGTTGCATCAGGGGTATACCAACTTTCTGCACATCGGATCTGGCATTGTGTTGGGACGTTTGTAACAAAGATCTCAACGACATAGAAACACCAAAGACCCCAGACAGGACACAATGGGTCAATGACCTTGGATACAAGCTATGGAGTATACAGGAGATCAAAGACGGCACTGTGTACAAAAGATTCAAAGAAAGATTAGGATTGTAATGTGTGGCATATACGGTATAACAGCAGAAGATCCTGAGTTCATACAGAACTTTATAAAAGTTTGTAAGCACAGAGGCCCCGACGGAGAACGTGTGTGGTGGGATGAAACAGTGACCCTCGGACATAATTTATTAAGCATCATGGCAAATCCGGACCTATCAAGACAACCATGGAAGACACCCAAGGGTAACATGCTTGTATACAATGGTGAGATATTCAACTACTACGAACTGAAAGAGAAATACAAAGACTTCAATGATACAACTGGTTGTGACACAGAACTACTTGCGTGGGGTTTGGACAAGTTTGGTTTGAACTTTATTGATGAGATAGATTCAATGCACGGCTTTGCTTACTATGAAGTTGACAAAGGCAGAATTACTTTAAGTAGGGATCATGCAGGAATCAAACCAGTGTACTATGCAGAAATAAAAGAGGGACTAGTGTTTGGGTCGGAGATCAAAGGCATGTTAGACAAGGTTCCGGGCTCGAGGACATTATACAATGTGGCTGTTGATTTCCAGAACAAGACAGGAATTAATCCCCTAAGGGAGACAGTGTTCACAGGTATAAAAAAACTACTCGCCGGTGAAACTATTGTGTACGACATCGCACAAAAGAAAATTATAGATACAAAAAGAATATTCATTAGGCCGAACTGCAATATCAAATTTAAACCAGAAGAATTCAGAAAGCAATTACATCAAGCAGTCAAAAGGTGTTCGATAGGACAAAGAAAGATAGGAGTGTTCTTGAGCGGTGGTCTGGACTCTGGCGTGGTGGCACATGAGCTAATGAAGGTCAAGGGTGAGGTAAACTCTTTCACAAATAGAATAAGTCCGGAGGTTGTTGCAGATGAGGATTACAACAGTGACGCTAAGGTGGCAAAAATACTTGCGAAAAAAGAAGGTTACAATCATACAGAAGTTAAAGTAACACCCAAGGAATACATAAGCAACTGGAAAGATTCTATCTACTACATAGAAGAACCGATCCATAGTTCTGCTATGCCCATGTACTTCCACACAAATAAAATATTGGCCAAGAACGATATAGTTGTGACCATTGCAGGAGATATGGGAGACGAAATACTAGGCGGCTATCCAAACTACCAGCAGATGTTCATGATGAAAAACAGTATCAACAGTTGGAGTGATGTTTTGAAATTATGGTTCCGGAGATTGAAAGGACCTATCACGGATGAGGTAGTAGAATTATCTGATGAATACCTCCTAGGAGAGTTTGCTAAATGTTATCCAGATGATTTATGGAATCCTGAAGATCCTGTCGCTTCCTACATGGCTTTAGATTGTGTAACGCAAGTGCCTGCAGATTTCTTCAGCAGGAATGACAAGTACGGCATGGCGCACAGCATGGAAGGACGTTTTCCATTGGCCTCAAAAATTTTCATGCAATACTGTTTAGATATTCCAACAAAACATAAAGTCGGCAGTACTTCTGACCGTACAAAACTGCTAATAAAAAAAGCATATAGAAATATATTGCCTGATGAAGTCATAGGCAAATCAAAAACCGGATGGACAGTCCCTGTGGGATATTGGTTAACAGATAAACACGATGTTGAACTAGAGGCTTTTTATAAATCAGCCATGGGATCAGAGATTTTAGACAAGGTAAGTTCTAATCAAAAAGCAAGTAAAAGATTGATACCCAGGTGGCTAGTAAAAGATTGGAGGGCAGAATATGATATTAAATAGGAGTATATCATGAAAACACTAGCAGTCGTTACAACGTTCCCACCAAACAGATGGACAGCATATGCAAAGAGAATGTTGGAAAGCCATATACAATACTGGCCAGATGATGTTGTACTGTATGCGTACCACGAAGGTGACAAACCAGAACTAGAGCATGACAAAATAAAATTTATACAGATAGAAGATGCCAACCCAGAGCTTGTTAAATTTAAACAAAGACACAAAAACGATCCCGTGGCCAACGGTGAGGTGGACGAGATCATCGGTGGTGTCAGGAGAAACCCCATGGCGGGAAAGAATGATAAAGGCAAGGGCTCATACCTATGGGACGCTGTGAGATTCTCCCACAAGACCTTTGCTGTGGACCATGCAATCAAGAACATAGACACAGATTATGTTTTATGGTTAGATGCCGACACATACACATTCAGGCCAATCACAACAGAGTTTGTTACTGGGCTACTACCCGAAGATAAGCTCGTGAACTTCTTAGGGAGGGGTGAAAAATATCCAGAATGTGGGTGGGTGTGCTACAACAAGAAGCATCCAAAAATTACAGAATTCATGCAGTACTGGACAGACCTTTACATCAAAGACACCATATTCAAAGAGTTGGAATGGCACGACAGTTACCTGTTCTGGCAGTGTGTCAAACGTGTGGCACCCAACGACGGTGTGGACATAGGCAAAGGTGCAGGTGCCAAAGGACATCATGTGTTCATCAACAGCGTGTTAGGAGCATACGTGGATCATATGAAAGGCAAAAGGAAAGTGCAAGGTAAAAGTAGCAAGAGTGACCTACGTGGAAACAGGAACGAGGACTACTGGAAGAACGTGGAGAACTACGATCCGTTCAGTGGTGTGAAGTTTGATCCAAAACAGGCCAGTGACATAGTGAGCAAAGTCGCAAAGGGCGACGAAGGAAACTAATGAAAATAAGTTGTTTTACGGATTACGGACCACTGAACTCTAAACCTGTGTTTGAGGCATTCATGAAAAGCATGAGACAGGCCGGCGACACAGTGTTTGAGAACAAGGATGACGGACAGTGTGACGTCGCTGTCATATGGTCAGTGCTGTGGCAGGGCAGGATGGCCAAGTATCGCAACATATGGGACACCTATAGGAACAAAAATAAACCTGTTGTTGTTATAGAAGTGGGTGGCATAAAGAGAAATGAAACTTGGAAGATAGGAATTAATGGTGTAAACAGAGAAGCAGATTTCCATAATGACAGCGTAGGTAGAGAACGTTGGGGTAAATTTAATGTGGAACTGAGGCCATGGAAGCAGACAGGCCATGATATAATTGTGTGTGGACAACACACGAACAGTCACCAGTGGAGGAACAATCCCCCGATGTCAAAATGGTTTGATCAACAGATAACAGAGATCAGGAAGTACACGGACAAGCCTATCATCATCAGGCCACATCCTAGGAATCATGTTTTAATAGACACTGCAAAATACAAGGATGTAAAAATAGTAGGACCTAAAAGAGATAGGAACACATACGACGACACAGACCTCGCAGAGAGATTGAAGTCAGCATGGGCTGTGGTCAGTCACTCGAGCAATCCTGCCATGACGGCGGCGTTTGCAGGAATACCCGTGTATGTTTCCGAGGCCAGTCTGAGTTACGATGTTGGCAATAAAACATTCGAGAACATTAACAATCCTGACATGCCCGATAGACAAAACTGGGCAAACAAGCTATCATACACCGAATGGTGGACAGATGAGATAGAGCAAGGACTGCCATGGAAAAGAATTAAAAAGAGACTAGAGGAGAAATATCTATAATGACTATTTTAAGAAACTTGCCTGGTGCAAGACAATCGTTGGATCCCATACAATGGAAACCCTACGAGGGAGAGACAGTCAACACACATCTCACAATACGTAAGGGAAAGAAGATTCAGGAGACTGCCTACTATGAGGACAGGGTCAAGGCAGTGCCACGTGGCAATGCATACTGCATAGGTAACGGACCTTCACGTAAAGGATTTGATCTTACCAGATTGACGGCAACAGGACAGACTTATGGATGTAACGCACTGTACAGAGATTTCGTTCCTGACTTTATTTTTTCAATAGACTCCCCTATAACATTAACCATGGTCAACGACAAAGTCTATGAGAAGTGTATCCACTACTCTACTTCTCTAGAAGTTAATCGTTATCCAAAAGGTGGCCCATCACACCTACACCTGATCCCAAACAACCCACACTGGATATGTGGCAACCAGGCCATATGGACAGCAGGAGTACACGGACACAAGAACATATATCTACTGGGATTTGACTTTAGGGAGTACGGCAAGGGACAACTTAATAATATATACCAGGGCACAGAGAACTATGGAGAGCGGCATGCAGATACAATTTTTGATGGTTGGTTGAAACAGTTTCGGGACATGCTGAAATTACGACCGTATGTCAACTACGTTATGGTACACGACAACCCACCGGAGTACATGCACAACGTACAGACAGGCACCGACTTAGGCAACAGTAAAATTATAAGTTACAAAGAGTTTGAAAAGGTATTAGCACCTAGCTAAACGTAATCCTGCACGTCTAAATTTTTCTTTCCAAGCAAAGAAATTAGCGTTGTGATTAGAATAGGGATCCTGCAACCAAGCCATCTGATACAAGTGTACCATCTCGTGTGCTAGTGTTTCTATAAAGTCTTTCCATTTAGGAAACCTATTGTTTATTTCAATGTAGTAGTCAACTTCTATATGATATGGAATTACCCTCTGATCGAATTTCCCTTTGGGTGTTTTCCTATTATCCCAATTGGCCACACATCTGCCCCAATCACAGTGTAATCTTTTTACCAACAATGGTACCATTGGTAATCTATTGTTGAATAGACCATTGTTCATGACTTTGAACCAGTGATATGCCTGTTGTTCTGTAGGGTTGAAACCAACTATATTTTTGTGTCTAGTCTGGGTGTTTTCCAACCTGACTTTTAGTTGTTTCCTAACATTTACCTTTTTATTTTTATACTTTTTCATGGTTGACAGTATTACCAATTATGCTATACTATATTAATAATTATCTAAAAACACATGGACAATATGCACACAGATTTGCCAAAAACAATTAACGAAGCACTTAAAATACTAGCATATAATGATTATTTTTGGTCAGATCCCCAAAAGACTCATATCAAGCCCCATCCCAAAGATCAAGAGACTGTGAGATCTCTGGCTGAATCACAATATGTGTGGACGGAGAAGCAGGGCAGATTAGCATTGGTAATACTTAAAAGATACCTGACAAAGTTCCAGGCACACGGCATGGACATCAAGTCATTGCTGGATAAACCTGTGTACGAAGACGAATTCAGAGTACTCAGCTTTGACAAAAGCATAGAAAAATTTATAGATGACGACGACCAGGAAAAAATTGAGGTCAAATTTCCATATAATAAAAAAATCATTACATTGATCAGATTATTGAAAGACAAAAGAGGATTGCCAGGAGGGTATGCACTGTACGATGGTGAGGCAAAGAAATGGACTTTCCTACAGTCGGATGTAACAACATACTACCTCACGTTGATTGCAGTGCGTTACGATTTTAAATTCATAGACGAGACATTGTTGGATGATTACGAAACAGTCAAACAGGAAATACAAGGATACA